CCTGCCAACAATCCGCCTATAGCTGGTCTTGGTGTTGAAGTTTTGAATTTCAGCGCACCTGTCAATAACCCACCCATCGGCGCCTTGGGTATCGAGATTATAGGCAATACCACCAGTAGTGGGGGCGGTGGAGGTCGTGGGTTAAGAAATCATGTCGTAATCGGCACAGAAAGCGGAACAGAAAGAACAGTTTCGGGGTCTGCCCCTAATTATGTAGTTTCATATGAACCTACTGGTCCTCCGTCAAGTTTAATTATTGGAGACTATGTTTATGTAGAAAAAAGGACTGCGGGTGCTGGCACTGGCAGCACGGTGCTTTCTACATATGTTTATGTAATTACAGCGGTATCATATGCTGGCGACGAGGGGTCGTCTGATGATATTACAATGAAGTACCTCTACGATACAGCCGAAACTGGTGACGATTCACCACTTGATTTACCTTCTGGCGGGGGTACTTCAGGCGATCCAGAACAGGCACCACACAAATTTGTGAAAATTCTAGGACCGGCATTCTCGATGTTTATGTAAGGATGACAGATGGAAGATATATATGAGTGCCAATGTCCTCAAGCGGGATATTGTGAGTTTTTTAAGCAGGAAATGACTTATGATCCACCAAACTGGCAGTGGTGTCAAGGGGCTAGTAAGTCTGAACGAGATAAATATAACAACTACAGAAAATTGGTGTAAATACTAATGTAGACATACCTTTTAAAGGGTGAAGATATGGCGGCTAATGAAATACATTTAAACGATGTGGGAACACAGTTCAAGCTTACAATATCAGATGCTGGTACTGCGGTTGATGTGTCATCTGCCACAAAAACAATAAATTTTAGAAGACCTGACGGCACTTGTTACGCAAAAACCGCCACAAATTTTACTGATGGTACAGACGGTATAATATCATATATCACACAATCTGGTGATCTCGATACAACTGGCACATGGAAATTACAGGCTTTTGTGGACTTTGGGGCGACAGAATTTTATTCAGATATCCACTCATTCCGAGTCCACAAGAATATATGCACTTAGGAGATAAGTATGGCTTGGCAAGATCAAATGTCAACAATAGTAAGATATGTCGTAAATGATGTCGATAACTCAAATTATACATTTTCTGACGAAAGGGTAGAAACATCTATTTTAGTAGCTGCTCAATTAGTCAGTAACGAAATAGACTTTGTACAAACATACACAATTGATGTAGAGGGTGGTACAATATCACCTGATCCAACCGTTACTGCTACCAAAGATAATGATTTCACGAATATCATCTCTTTAAGAGCGGGATGTATAATACTGGGTAGTGAGTTAAAAACTCAAGGATTAAGTGCTGTGCGTGTCAGTGACGGTCCTTCCAGTATTGATATGAGTCGCACAATGGACGGTATCAAAATCCTGTACGATGACGTGTGCAGACGATACGAAGAGGCTAAATTACAATACAAAGCTGACGGTGTTGTTGGCGAAGCAATTCTTTCACCATATGCACCTGGGGCGGATGTGGTAAACCGGACTTATGATCACAGAGGATATTACTTATGAGTTTTAAGACACAGACTGAACTTATTGCAGCTTCAACTGGATTATTTTACGATAATACAGTTGGTGCTATTACACCATCTGGTTTTCGTCAGATGCATGAAAATATTGCGGATTCTATGGTGCCCTACGATACATCTGGGGTATTTCAAGTAAAAGCAATTCCAACTGGTAGTGTTCCAACACCAACTCCAACTGGAGCTATGGTGTTTAATAGTGCGGCACTATTTGTTTTTGATGGAACTAACTGGCAAACTTTTTCTGCTGATACATAAAGGGTAATAAAATGGCTGACGTATTACAAAAAATAATAGAGGCTAGTGGGTATATTAATGGGGCGGCGATTGTTACTGTCACACCATTACCAAATAGAGATAAAACCAGATTGCCACAAATTATTAATGATAATACTGGTATTGGTTCAATCAGTGGTGTTCTGGATACGAGATTTGACGATCCTAGATATTACACAGGCGATAGCGGAGTTGGCTAATGGCTATTACTATACCATCTGATGTATTTGCAAAATACAAAGAATTTGCTGATGGCATGATATCAAATTTTGGTATCACCTGTCAGCTTATATACACTGAGAAAATCGAAGAAATCTCAGAAAGTGTACCTAGACCAAAACAACGACGTTCCCTAAATGTTAGAGATAGGGGCGATTCTGCTGGATTTGCTAGAGGTACTAAAAAGTATAAGACGGTAGAAAATACTGAAGACATTACTCTACGAGTATATTGGAATAGAAAAGAATGGATCAAAATTGGTGAAATGGAAGTTCCTGATGGTTCAATCCAAACCATTGGTTATTTATCAGATTTACCTAAACTCAATAAGGCTAAGACTTTACTAGTAAATAAAGACGCTCAGGGTTATGAGGAATACCGTTTCGTAAAAGCTGCGGAGCCATTTCCTTATGGTTTAAAGCAGGATAGATATGTTGTCTGTTTCTGGAGTAGATCATAATGGCAGGTACTAGGTTAAGATTAGTTACTACACCTTCGCAGTTCGCTGCTACGGTACAGTTTCTAGTCGCACCTAAAGCTGATAAGATTCTGACGAAAGCAAAGCCCGCCATACAAAATCGTATATCTAATCTATTAAGGACCGCTATAGAAGGCAGTCCAACTATTCAGTCCTTAAAAGGTGGTGAATTACAAGTAGATTTTGGACTTACTGACGGAGCAGCAGATGCTGCGACTAGAGATATTGTAAATGCTGTAGTATCTGCCGTAAATGTATTTTTCCAAAAATCCAGACAGGGAAAAACTTTAGGAAATTTAGTTATCCAAATTGACCCCGCGATAGTTTCAACAGCCGTACAAACTTCTACAACTAATGGTATATATAATAGTAACGGCAATCAAATTACTTGGTTAGACTGGCTAATGAACAAAGGTACTCAAGTAGTTATTGAGGGGTTTGAGGTTGTTTCAACTGCTAATTACGACGAGAGATCAAGAAGTGGCGGCGGATTTATGTTGCCCACTGGTGGTGTTTTCCGTGTTGCTCCAGAATTTGCTGGTACTGCTGGTGATAATTTCATCACTAGAGCTATTATAGCCAACGGACCAAACATTAGAAAAATCATACAAGAAGAATTTAAGAGGTTATTCTAATGCCGGATATAGATCTTAAAGGTTTTACAAAACTTGGTGATTCTACACTAGTAAACGACATCAAAGAAAATGTTATTTCTTTTTTTGATTGGGGTCTTCTAAAGAAGGACAACTATATCAATGTCAGTATCCCCTCTAGTGGTATTTACGGCGGGAACGAGCACCAATTACGCTTAGTAGACGACCCAAGATATACCGCAGGTCAAGTCTGGGAAGGCTTTAGATCAAACTGGGTTTGGGAAAGTGGAATAACCGGCACTGATGGTGCGCCTCTCGTTGGTTCATCTGATGCAAACCCAGGTGTGTCAGGGGTTTACGTCGATAGCACTTTCTATCCGGTTACTACTACCGGTACTTACGCTCACCATGTGAACCACCCACAAGGTCGAGTTGTATTCGACACCGCAATTCCCACAACAAGCACTGTAACTTGTGAGTATAGCTACAAATACGTCAATGTAACAGAATCAAATGGTTTACCGTGGTTTAAAGAATTACACAAAAGATCAGAGAGAGTGGATAATTCCCAATTTACCACCACATCTGGTGACTGGTCGCAGCTTTCACAGAATAGATACCAATTACCTGCGATTGGGATAGAAGTCGCAAATACAAGGTCTGTAAGGGGTTATCAACTTGGCGGCGGTTCATCCTATGTTTACACGGATGTCCTATTCCACTGTGTAAGTGAAGACTCTTATATGCGTGATAGTTTGATGGATGCGGTCAGTTTACAAAACGATAAAGTGTTTACTATGTTTGATTTAAACGCAATTGCGGATGCAGATGCCTTCCCCCTTGACCATAGGGGTGTGCCAGCGTCAGGGGCGTTGCGTTTTCCAGATCTCACAACTGATTACAAATTTAAGGCTTTACGATTTTTAGACATGAAATTTGATTCGATCTACACCCTCAATCCTAATTTATTCGTTGGCACAGTAAAATGCACCACAGAATTAATTTTTGGTGTATAATACAATAGAACATGTTCTTCTTTTAGCTGGAGATAAAAAATGGCGGTAGTACCAAATAGTAACACAAGAGTCTTTTATGCGACTCAAGCTGTAACGATTGGTGGTAGAGGCAACGTAGCCTCTCCACAAGATTCGTGGATCAGTGGCAACTGTGATCAGACAGGTGCTGCTACAATTGTTCATGGTCTACAAAGTGTTGGTGTAGATACCAACTTTAACCTTGAACAGGCTTTCGAGCTTGGTCAGTTGTCACTCTATGAAAACATTGAAGATATTCCAGATATTTCTGTTAGTATGCAGAAATTTCTTGATGGGTATTCTTTACTTTACCATCTAGGTGCCAGTTTCACTGAAGATGTTCATGCTTCAGACAATACTCAACTAGGAGTAACAAAAACAACACTTTCTGGTCGTGCCGATACTCGTGCAGATGTCCGCATGCTTGTAAACGCCACAACAGAGGATGCTGTTACAAGTGGTGATTCTGGCGTTTCTGAACTTTATTGTTCTGGTATGTATCTGTCTTCTATATCATACACAATTCCAACTGATGGCACCTGTACTGAAGATGTAACATTTGTTGGCAATAACAAAAAATGGATTGTTGATCCTGTGCTTGGTAGTGACAATGTGCTACTAGCTAATAATTCTGGTGTTGCTAGTGGTTTTGCTGCCATCTTTGGTAGTGACGAACCAAATGCACCTGGCAATCACGTTCTTCGTCGTGAAGATGTTGTAACCACAGCCAGTGGCGTTAAAGGTGGTGCTGGAATATATAGCACGGTTGTTCCAAGTATTATTGCTGGTGTTAGCGAAGGAGCTACAATTGGTACTAGAGAGACAGCAATGGCTGGTTTAGTTGATACTGATAATGTTCACCTTAACTCCTTTACTTGTTCAACAGATTTAGGTCGTGAACAGATTAACCAGTTGGGTACACGTACACCTTACAACCGATATGTCACATTCCCAACTGAAGTTACATCAACAATTGAAGTTACAGCAACTGCTGGTGACAATGTTGATGCCGTCGAAACCGCTAGAACAAATCTTAGTAATCACGAGATTTGTATGGTATTAAAAGATTCAACGATCCTTCACTTAGGTAAGAAGAACAAACTTGCTTCTATTACTTATGGTGGAGGTGACGCTGGTGGAGGAAATGCCACAATTACTTATAACTTCTCAAACTTTAATGATTTGGTTGTTCTACATAGTGGCGACCCAATCCGTGGAAGCAACACAGGAACCACTGCGAGTGACTATTGGGGCGATAGATTCGTTTAATGAGTAGTTAGGATCTTATGAAGGACTTAAATAAGATTTTATCCGGAAATATTCTCATTCAGATGAGAGATAACTTACTTATTGTACGTCAGCCAAGTACCGAAGTCCGGTACTTGGCTGATTTTTTTAGTGAACAGGTTTATGAAGATGCGTTTAAGACTAATATATACTTGCAGGAAGAACTAGAGGAATTAATAATTGAGAATGGTTGGTGGACTCAAGACGAAGAGGATGAACTAAAACAAATACCAAAAGATATTGAACAAATGAAAGTAGATTATTTTAATAGTTTTTTGCGGGATAATGTCAAAGATCTAATAAAGAAAGGAATTAGGAAGAAGGAAGACGAGTTTGAAGATCTCACAAAAGAAAAATACCGGTTCTTTAATTACACCTGTGAAAGCCTGAAAAGTCAGGCGTACACAATGTATATATTGGAACACTGCACTTTTTATGAAAACGGGGATAAAATATCTCTAGAGGATATTAGTATTCACGCACTTTATGGAAAATATAATGCGGAAATACTGGATGATAAAGATATACGGGAAGTTAGCAAAAGTCCAAACTGGCGGATGATATGGAATGCGGGCAAAGATTCGCGGGAAATATTTCCTTTACCCGCTTGTGACTTAACTGATATGCAAAAGAGTCTAGTCAGTTGGACACGTATGTATGATAGTGTTTACGAATCAATGGAAACACCATCCGATGGTATCATAGAAGATGATTACGCTATTGATGGATGGTTTACAGTACAAAGGAGGAAAAGAGATGATGACAGAAAAGAATCTCAAGGTGATAAGCTACCGGACTCTGCGGAAGTTTTTGTCCCAGTGTCAAACCAAAAAGAAGCACAGCGTGTGCATGATATGAATACACAACAAGGAAAACAAGTTATTAAATCCCGCATGAAGGATTTAGAAGAACAAGGTTCCTTGGAAGAAGGACAATTTAGTCATGTAAAACAGGATCTAGCCATGAAGGCGAACAAGCAAATGTTCGATAGGTACAAAAAATGAATTCAAAGGACGATCTTTATAAGGAAAAATCTAAGGACAGATTGGCTAAAAATTGTAAGAAAAAAGTACAGACCACCATGATTGGCGCACTAAGTAGTATCGAAGATCACTTAGGTTTTTTATGGGGTCACAAATCTGATGAGGCACTCTCAGAAGAACAAGAGAAGATGAGGCAGCTTTATGAGGAATTAAGATCGGAGATACTGGACAAAGGTAATACGCAAATGCGTAATATAGACGCTGAACTTACTCAATACGATATTAACTGGAATCGCTATCAGTACCAGATTCCAATTAAACCCCTCTGAGGAGAATTACGATGGAAGAAAAAAGAATCACTGTAAAAAAAGAAACCGGCGAAGGTAAAGACAAAGTTGTAACAGAAACTGATTTGATTATTACTAAGCCCACCAACAAGCAAATGCTGGAAGCTGAACGTGTCTATAAAGGCGCATTCAGAAAAGCCCTTGAACAAGGTGCAATGCTTCGCAAAAAACTTGGTAATTATATGACGGATCAGGGCATTTGGACTGATAAGCAGGAAGAAGAATATAACAAAGTTGTCAAAGAGATCAACCTACTAGACTACCAGCTAAACAAAGGTAGGGACGTAGATGGCAACAAGCTCAAGCTAAGTCAAGCCAAGGAAATGGCCTTTGAGTTGCAAGATAAAAGAATTGAATTCCGGGATTTGATTGCTGAAAGACAGGAGCTTGACCACATGACCGCAGAAGGTCAGGCAGATACTGAAAGATTCAGTTATCTCGTCTATCTTTGCACAAAAGATTTCCTGACGCAAAAACCTTATTACTCTTCTTATGAGGACTACCAAAATAGGGGCAATGAGCAGGAAGCTGTAGAAGCCGCCAAGACTGTAGGTGAAATTGTTTACGAAATAGATGAGGATTATGAAGGAACTTTGACGGAAAACAAGTTCCTCAAACGATTTAAGTTTGCTAATGACAAAAATCAATTAATTGATAAAGATGGAAACCGTATCGATAGAGAGGGTAATAAAGTTGATGAAGAAGGTTATATTCTAAACAAAGACGGTAAACGTGTTAATGTTAATGACCTTCCTGCTTTAGAAGATGATGAAAAAGTTGACAATGCTGACTTTGAGGACGATTTAGGTGTAGTAATAACTGAGGAGAAAAAAGCGACTACCCGGAAGCGGACAGTTAAAAAGAAAGAGTGAAACGGTGGGCGTGAATTCTTATGATGTTTTAACATCGTGGGTTTTCCACGCCCTTTTTTTATTGGGAGTGAGATATGGCTAACGATAGTATTCTGATCCAAGTACAGCTAGGTAGTCCCACTAAGGCCAATATTAATGCTGTAACTAAGCAAATACAGAGTGCTCTTAGTAATGTTAGCGCAAATGTCCAGATTCAGAATGGCCGTCAAGCTGTACAGACTCTTCAGAATCTTAAAAGAGGAGCAGATAACGCTTCACGCTCTATGAATTCTTTTGGTGAAGCTATTGGTTTATCTGGTAGACGGTTTTTAGCTTTTACTTCCGCTGTTGCTGTAGTTGGTAGATTGACATCTGCACTTTCTCAAGCAACTAGAGAAGCGATAAAGTTTGAAAGAGAATTTGTAAAATTAGCGCAGGTTTTTGATACAGATGTTAAATCGCTTGGTAGGCTGCAAAACTCCATGTCTGATTTAGCTCAAGAATTTGGGCTTTCAGCAACTGTTATTGCTAGGACTAGTGTTGTTCTTGCTCAATCAGGTTTGACTGCTAGGCAAACTGAACAAGCTATGGCGGCACTTGCTAAAACCACATTAGCTTCTACATTTGATAATATAGCATCTACTACTGAAGGTGCTGTTGCTATTATGGCGCAGTTTGGTACTCAAGCCAATCTATTAGAGTCTCAACTTGGTGCTATTAACGCCGTTTCTAAGAAATTCGCTGTTGAATCTGGAGACATCATCGAGGCGGTGAGACGGGCTGGTGGTGCCTTTAGAGCCGCAGGTGGTAACTTTGAAGATTTCATATCACTCTTCACTGCTGTTCGTAGTACGACTCGTGAAAGTGCTGAAACTATTGCCACTGGTTTTAGAACAATCTTTGCTAGAATTCAGCGTCCTAGAACTATTGAGTTTTTCCGGGAGTTGAATATTGAGCTTACTGATGGCAAGGGCAACTTTATTGGAGCGTTTGAGGCTGTCAGAAGATTAAGTCAGGGTTTGCAACGTGCCGGTATTGAAGCTGGTAGTTTAAAATTTGCATCAGTTGTTGAACAGCTTGGTGGTATTCGTCAGGTCTCTCGTGTAATTCCATTATTGGGTGAATTTACAAAAGCTGAAAAAGCTAGACAAGTTGCTCAACGGGGTGCTGCATCATTAGATGCTGATGTCGCCAAGGCACAAGAAACATTAGCACAATCATTTGCTAGAACCACAGAAAACTTTAGGGCGTTGATCCGTGAGATATCACAGACTGCAAGTTTTCAAGCAATCGTTAGAATTGCTCTGGATCTTGCTAATGCATTTATTGAAGTTGCTAGATCGCTTAAGCCTTTAATACCTTTAATTGCAACTTTTGCTGGATTTAAATTAAGTGGTCTGATTGGCGGCGCATTAAGGAAAGGTTTTGGTGGTGCTGGTGGTACTGGTGGACTTGGGCAGGGATTTAATAGGGGTGGTTTTGTTCCAGGTACTGGCAATAGTGATACAGTGCCAGCGATGTTAACTCCGGGTGAGTTTGTTATTCGTAAGAGTGCCGTTCAGGCATTTGGTGCGGAAAATTTGGCGGGGATTAATAAGTATGGTAATGGCGGTAAGACCGGCAAACAACGTACACGACGTAAACGGCGTACAAAACCTACAGATCTTGGATCTGTTGGAATGATTGTTCCAAGACTTGGAAAAGATGGTAGGGATGCTACAGAAACCATTACTTTTAATAACAAAAAATTTGTAGCAGATGTTAAAGTTTCATCTGTCACTAAAAATTCTAGAAAATTTACATCAGAAGAACAAAAACTAGAGAATGCACTTAGTGATTCTGTTGATTCTTTTGGTCTTGACGAAGGCGCAAAAAGAAGTGTGATTGGAAAATCTAAAGCTGCATTAGGTCAGCTTTTTGAAGAAATAGTTGTTCAAACTGCCGGATTGAACAAACCTGGCTCTAATTTATTGGATATTCCGCGAGTTGCACGCAGTGGAATAAATAAAATCATACGTGATCCTTTAAGTAACGTCACTTCAGCAGATATTAAAAGAGCAAATAATCAAAAAAATAGAAAAGATGTTGTAAGGAAAATAGCACAAGCTAGATCACCTAAAAAGAAAGCCGCAGGGGGATCAATTTCTGGAACAGATACAGTCCCCGCTCTGCTAACCCCCGGCGAATTTGTAGTCAATAAGCAATCAGCTAAATCTTTTGGTTATGGAAATCTAAGGAAAATCAATAAGTACAATAAAGGCGGGGTTGTACAAAAATTTCAAAATGGAGGTACTGTTGCTGAAGGCGATGGTGGTTTTTTTCAATTTCCAAAAGTTGATGATAAACCATTTAAAGTTGTTGGAAAGACAATGCAACAGCAAAATGAGGAACTAAAAAAGAATATAAAAACACAGAAAGCCCAAACACAAACAATTGAGAATAAGACAAAGAAACAAAAACAATCTTCAAAAGAAATAGGTGATAGTTCGGGCAAGTTGATTGCTTTATCTCTTGGTATAGAAACTCTATCAACGGCATTTGCGGATCAAGAAAGTGCAACAGGGAGAATTATATCTACATTAAGTACTATGGTTTCTACACTGATAGCTGTTGAAGCTGCACTAGGAGTATTTGGTCTTAGTTTAAAAACACAGGCTGTTTCTAACTTTATAGGCTCAATTCCTGGAGCGGGTGTATTTAAGAGCCTTGGTAAGAATTTAAAAGGTTTTGGTGCAACCCTAAAAAGCGGTCTTTCTAGAGGTTTCAAATTTGGTGGCAAGGGCTTTATCGCTGAAGGCGCAAAACAAGCTACTGTTAAAGCTGGTGGTAGACTTGGTGGTGCTGCATTTAGAGTTGGCGCAATTGGTAAACAATTGGCTCCATTTGCAAAAGGATTAGCGGTAGCAACTTTAGTGACGAAAGCATTTACAAGTGTCGTTGATGCCGGAAGAGGAATTGAAAAAAATAAACAAGATGCTATTAAAGCGGGAAATGTTGAACAAGCAAAAGCCGCTGCTACCACCTCTGAAGCTGCTCGTGGAGCAAACAACCTTGCAGTGGCGGCGGTTAGTATTGGTTCGGTTCTTGGTGGTCCTTTCGGTGCAGCCCTTGGTGGTGTTGTTGGTGGTTTGGGAAAGGTGGCAGAGACATTTGGGCTTGTTGATGAGTCGTTTTTTATAGACGTTCAAAATGGTTTAAGCACTCTTTCATTAGGGCTGATAGGCAGTGCGGATGAGGCTATTGAGCAAGCTAGGGTTGCGGCACAAGCCAATAAAGCATTGGCTGGACTGGCTGAAGTTTCTACTACAACTCAAAATGCTCTCGAAGACTATGAAGCTGGGTTGATAGGTTCTAATCAAGTGTTGGCACAAGGTCAGGGACTACAAATAGGTAAAGCAGCTAAAGCACTTGAAGATGCCGGTAAAGAACTAGAACCAAGTAAGGTTAGAACTTTCTTTGCCAGTTTCGGCCTTGCCGATACTAGTGCTGGAACTGTTGGTTCAAAAGAAAATATTGAAAAATTAACGCAAGGGCTAGAGGAATCAATGGCCAGTTTGCGCCCAGCATTTGATATTATACAAAAGGAGGTTATTGAATCAGGCGGTAGCTTTGGAGATTTTCAAGATGCAGTGAAAAAACAATTTATTGAGGGGGCTATTGCCAAAGGCGGTAAAGAACGAGACGGAATAAAATCATTTAACGAGTTTATGAAAACCGAGACAAGAGAAAGATCGCAGAGTTTTAAGAGGGCGCAGGAGATTGCGCGGACTGAGTTAGCCGCAAAGAAGAAAGCATTTTTACTAGTAGAAAAAGAAAATCAGGAAAAACGAAGACAGATAGCTATTTTCGCAAAACAAAATGCATTATTGAACAGTTTAAATGCCACGGTTAATTCACTTACTTTATCAGCACAAAAATCTGCCGATGCACTGGCTAATGTGAAAGCTGCGGCTGATTTAACAGCGACTTCTACTTTTGGAGCTTCTGGTGCTGAACAGTTGGGTGATATTACAAATATTGTTGATCCGCAGAAATTTAGTCAAGCTTTAGGTAAAGCTGTATCATTAGGTTTTGATCCAAGTTCTGCAAGACAAGTTGCTGCTGGAGCGCGTGCATCGGAGGCTATAAAACGTCCTGGTGGAATCGCATTTCAGAGTAGACGGAATATTCAAGGTTTTGTTCAAAGAACAACTCAAGATCCGGCAATTCAAGCTAGTATTAATGAACAATTGGATAAGCTACAGAAGGATGTAGATGAAAGAAATAAACAGGCTAGAGAAGCTGGCCTAGCTGAAACAGCCGTAGTTGATCCAAGAGATGTTCAGAAAATATTGGAAGATAATCTTGTAAAACCATCACAAGAAGCAGCAAATAAAATGGCCGAAGGATTAAAGGCCAATGCGGAAAGGTTGAACAATTTTGCTGCCTCATTAGATGTTTATGCTGATTCTATCAATAAAGTTAGAGCATCTCAAAGAGAACAGCTAGAATCTCAAATCGATTTTGCCAGAAGATTAAAAGAAGCTACTGGAGGAAAAAGATCCAAGAGCGATCTTGTAAGAGAAGCTAGAGCTAGACAGACTCAAACATTAGGAGGTCAAACTACTTTTCAAGGGCAAAGCTTAATTAATAATCCAAAATTAGTTGGGCAAGCTATAAGGAAATTGCAGAAAGAAATTAATGAGCGGGGTAAAGCCATACGTGCTGGTGTTGGAGATGAACAACTTGCGACATTGCAGAAAAGTCAACAAGAAAGATTAAAAGATCTTAATAAGGCACTAGATGAACAAGTTGATGCGTTAAAAGATTTCAAAGATGTTCTACTTGAAGACGTAAAATTAGCAAAACAAAAACAAGACCAAGCAAAAGAAGAATTGAAAAATCTTCTTCAAAAGAATGTGGCACAAAGGAAAGAAGGTGTTAATGTTGAAGTAGCTACCACTGGTTTTCTGAAAGGTGTTTTTGATAAACGATTACTTACAACGGGTGGATTAGCTGGTGCAGCACAGGCAAGAGGTCTGTCTGGTGAACAGGCTGAAACTTTAGAAAAACAGCGGCAGTTAGTTGTTGCAAATCTTGAAAAGTTAGCCGCTGCTGACGACAAACGCGCACAAGCACTATTAAAAGGTCTGAAGAGTGAAGAACTATTTCAAGACATAAGGGCAAAATTGATAGGAGAAGAACTTTTACAAGCAAAAGACAAACGCTTAACGGTAGCTAAATTAAAAGAAATTGATAAAGACGCTAGAAAACAAGCAAAAGAGCAACTTGATATAGCTCAAGGTAAAGGTGTGCAAAAGGCGGCAGACAGGGCTAAGGTAGGTCAAGAATTCTTGGGCCAAGCTCAAGGGGTAAAAACGGACACTAAACGGGGACAGTCAGACATAGTATTACGGGAAACTCAAACACGGGATGTACAACAAAAGCAAGCTAGGACCGCTGAAGAAGCTGCTAAGGCTGGTAAGGCTAATGCAGCCACCATGAAGCGGACTGAAAAAACCAATAGAAGAGGATTTTCAAATAGCGTAAAAACCACAGAACGAGCCAATAGGGAAGCGAGTCAAAGGGTGGCGGGAGGTGTGTTTACTGTTGGTGCAAGACAAGTCGAAGGAGATGACCGTCGTGAAGATCTTCTTGAAGATATTAGTGCGAAGGATCTTCTTACAGATATTAGAGATAGAGCTATAGAGATTAGAGACAATGTACAAATAGGATTTGTTACTTTAGCTCAACTTTTTCAAACAGATGGGAAAATGCTTGTTACAGATAAAGGAACACATGTTTTAATCACAGCCCTGGGCCGCGCACAAGGAAATAATCCCGCTCAGTTTCAAAACTTACAGAATGCGATTCGAAGTCTTCAACAGGCCGGTCCTGGAGCGGCTGGTATTCAACAAGGTCTTCTAACATACAACAGAGGTGGTGTTGTCTATGCTAACGAAGGCACATTAGTAAATTACCAACCAAAAGGTACTGACACTGTACCAGCAATGTTAACCCCCGGCGAATTTGTTATAAGAAAATCATCTGTTGATAAATATGGCACAGGAATGATGAAAGCTATCAATAGTGGTAGCTTTGCAAACGGTGGTAAGGTCAATTATTTACAGGGTGGTGGTAATGCATTGTTTAGACCGGGACTAGTTACTGCTACTACTCAATTATTATCAGAAAGTGTCAGAAACTTTGGTTCATTTTTAAGTGGCGGCAGTTTAGACAACTTTGCATCATCTGTCAATACACTAGTTAGTTCAGAAGGTTTTGGTGCATTTTCTCAAGCAGTAAATAAATTCGAGGAAATACCAAAAGACTTTACTATGACTGTAGCTCCAACACAAGTTACTGTTAGTATAAATGGCGCAGAAATACTAGCACAAATTATGCCCGAAATTCAAAGTGAAATTTTAAGTCAAACTAGTTTTAAAATTGAAGAGTTTAGGCAGCAACTTAAGAGCGGGGATGTATAATGCCGGTATCAATATCAAAAGATGATGGGGTCACAAAAAATTTATTAGTACCCGCTCCTACTGTTACTTTCTCCAAAGCCTATTTAAAAACAGGTGATGGTGGGGTCATTGGGGCGGATTATACTATAAATCTTACAGGACAGTTGCTGGATAATAAAGGCACCCCCGTATCAACCGGTAGTTCTCCAAGTGTAGCACATGCAACCGGTGGTGTTTATTCCACGCAATCTCCAGATGATGATCCAGTAAATAGCGATATTGATACAAGTAATCAATTAACATCTATCATGAAGAAGCAAGAACTTCTTCGTAGCGCATTTGCCACTGGCAATTGTATCTTAATTGAAATAACCGGCTACAATGAGTCGAAAGGTATTAAAGCTTATTGTGATGTAGAAAATATCGATTTTGATGATCAAAGTCGTTGGACCAATCGATGTGGTTACACTATTACTTTAAAAGTAGTAAGGTTTACTGAATCCTCGGCCAGCGCATTTTCTGCAAACTCCACGGAAGATAACTTTACATGGTACGTTAATTCCGCTGATGAGTCATGGTCAATACAGGAAAATGATCAATTTCATGCAACATTTACTGGTAGCTCAATTGGCGATATTAAACGTCTTTATACACTAACGCATAATGCGAGTGCTGTTGGACAAAGAGTGTGTGCAAGTGGTGGTTTTGCGGATGGCTACTCACCTTGGCAGCAAGCTAGTGGCTATGTCCATAATATAATCGGTATTGGTACAACGAATGCTCCTAGTGGATACCTAGACCCATTAAATACTATGGGTTATTTGCCATACAATCATAAATTTACAGAAAATATTGATAACAATGCTGGAAGTTATTCAGTATCTGAAGAATGGACTTTATTTGAATCTGGCGCAATTCCTGCTGTAGAAGATGTATCATTTAATGTTGATACTGATTTAGGTGGTATTTCAAGACTCAGTATTAATGGAACAATTCAAGGTTTAGCGGAAAGTGGTTCGACATTTGAAAATACCGATAAATACTCTAATGCGCTCAATTACTATAGCACAAACTGTAATGACACTCAAGTGCTTTTGAGGGCAAGTGGTGTGTCAGGACTTAGCTGTTTAAATTCCGCATCAGCATCTAAAGCGATTGGTTATAATCCAAATGCCGGAACTGTTACATATGCTTTAACTTTTGATGAAAGAATAGGAGCAACTATAGGCAATGCATTGACAGAAGATATACAAGTTAGTGATATTTACCCCGGACAATTGATAAGTATTACGCCGGTTATCGGTAGAAGTCAACCTATTATACAGTATGTTAATTCAAGAAGTGAATTTAAGAAGACATTACAAATTAGTGCGCAAATGAAAAGAAGTAGCTGTAGTGCTTTTCATCAGCCACTTACTGCGGATATACAATCAATATACAATAGCTATGTTCCAACAAGTGTTGCAGTAGCTGGAAAAGTTTTTTATGGACCGCCAAATGAAAGCTGGAATCCATCAACTGGACAGTACAGTTATTCTGTCGAATGGACTTATGAGAGAGCATAAATATGACAAGTAGAACAGTCATAGGTACAGATACTGCTGTAGCCAATCCAAATATTGGTACTCAAACTTTTATGGGGGGAACAGTTGTTGATTTTAGTTGTAATTCCAGTTGGGATTCTCAAGGGGCAACTTTGACAGTTAACTTAATAGAAGATAGTAGCGAAGGACAGAGAATTGATAAAGACGCAGTTGTTGGTCAACCGAGATATTTTGAAATATTTGACGGTAGTAATAATTTAGTTTTTTCATTTTATGGTATTTTAAAAAGCATAAATAGATCAGTAAGTGCAAATGGAGAAAGAAGATATTCCGCGACACTACAATCACCAAGTATTCTTTTAGAAGCTGCCTCAATTATTACAGATCATTATGCTGGTCCTGGTGATGCCACAGAAGCCGTTGCACCAAATACTGCTACTAGTTTAGAATTTGGTCATATAAATAGTAGTATAAATCCAGCCAATATTTACAATTTATTAAACCCGTTTGGTGTTTTTGAAAATGATGACTTTGGATTATCCACACCTAAAGGGTTTGGTGCGGCCCAGGTAAATGACGAAGGTATTAGAATTGATAGATTCGTTGCCGCCATCGATGCGTTAATTAATGGTAGTAGTGTAGCAAACCCTCAGCTTGGTAGGCCAATACAGTATGGTGCAAGTGCATGGGGTGGTTCAGTGTCACCTTATTATTATACATTTGACATTTATGGTTTTGTAAATAGCATATCATCGTATATACCAAATGACTATCGGGTTAAATCTACTACTTTAATGGATTTTGTTGCAGAGTTGTGTGATGAAATTAATTTTGTTTATATGGTTGATTTGAAAAAACCATCGGGAAAAGGTAATGCTGCTATAGTTGGCCCATTTGGTTCGGCTAATCCCTACTCATCAGCATCAGAAGGAGTTGGTATTTTTGGTGGTGAGATATTTATTATCACACAGAATAGAAACGTGTATGGGGCTACTAAGTTTCCATTATCATATCAAATAATCCGTAGAGAAGTTTCAGATAAGGCTGGTGCTGGTGGCGCTTCAACTTCATTCTCAACAGCCTTTACTGTAGGTTTTGGTGGTAATGATTTACCGTTAGACTTTTCATGGGCTGGTGCAGATAGTCATCCAGATGGACCTCCTAACGCAACATCGCCATTTGGTGGGGAATATCCTTACGAAGATATTGATCAAGATAATCTAGAAAGATACACAAGCACTAGTTTAGATGTTTCATTAAATGAAAGCGCTGTTGGCGGCAAAGTTGTTGTTGGTGGATTTCAATCTAGAATTGGTTTTGTTCCGTATGGTGCTGTAGATAACGAGAATGTTTACCAATACTGGGGCGAAATAAAAAGATTAAACGAATTTGGTTCTAACGCAAGTGCGACAGATACTGCATCAAGATCTGTGCCGGTAGTAACAAAACATCTTGCTGGTAATGACTTAAGAGATCTAATAATGCTTGATTGCCAGGATCTTCTTGGTAATACAAATGTGGCCCACGCATTTAGGAAGGGTATCTATGTCGCAAGTATGTTAGAAGTAAGATACGCAATGACAAGCTATGAAGCTTGGATGTTTTTTATGACAACAACTAAGCCTCAAAAACTAGATGGAATCTTTGCGGCATTTAATCAAACATATAATGAAATAAAAGCAAGAATTTTTAATGGGGATGGTTCCCTAACGTATGCCGGAAAAGCATATACAGCAGGAGCTTTAACAACTTTAGCTTCTTTCAATACTTCATCGTTTAATATATCTTCCGACTACATTGATTGTTCTGCCGGAATAAATGCAACGGCTTCTATGCTTAACATAGAACATGAAATGTTTTTACAAAAATTACACGCAAAAATTAAAGCTATGGGTGATGAACATTATGGGAGAAGCTGGTTGGTGAAACAACCGGCATTTACTACTAAGCTGGATCAAAATGAAGAATCAGTCATAGGCGACTTTGTAAAATCTTGGGAGCTATCGGATGATGCATACTTGGAACCAGTTAATTTTTCAGCCTATGAAGCGCCCCAAAGTCCATATTTTGTTAGTAATGGTAGAATAAAAGCATATGTAAACTACGATGCGCATTTCTCAAACTCACTAGTTCACGGTGGTAATACTGTAAACTATAACTTTAAAGAATACTTCGGAGAAAAATTTGGACAAACCCAAATTGGTAGTGATTACATATTTCATTTCTTTACAGATGTAAAAAAAGAGTATATATTTTTACCAACAAATTATTTTACCAACTATGATGAAGGTCTTGTTTCATCAATTGTAAACTCAGCCGGTAAGGTTACAAATCTAGCTAATATGGTTGGTATAGATAGTTCGACAACAGAAGATATGGTAGATTATCTTATGGGGGCTGGAGATCCTTTCTGGGTAAAAACCAACTATGACTCACTTGGTAACGCTGTTAGTACTACTAATATGTATTCAATAAGTGATCAGGGTATCAGTATGGCTCCATACGCCTTGTGTAAAACAAAATTTGTTGGAGAGCCATTATTAACTGGTTCTGTTAGTAGTTCAATTGATCCTAATTATGAAAATTATTCTATTGATAATTTGTTATCAGCGGCACAAATGTCGTGTAGTGCAAATAAAGCTCGTCAAGCAAATGTTGGTGGATCTTCGAGTTTCTCTACTAAACCACATCCTATATCTGTGGCTCCGAGATCATTTGGTATACCGCAACAATCAAATAGATTTGTATACGGTCCTTGGATTACAAACAGTATCAAACTTGATTATGCCACTAGAGTTGAGTATGAACAGGATGATAATTTAGTACCGGAAAATTATATCATACCTTCAACAGTAACTATTGGTGGAACGGCAACTACTTTAACTTCCGGTTTGGGTGGTTTAAATACTGTTGGTCAAGCAAAAGCAAATACTATAGATAATTTTGATTATTTATTTACTGAACAAGGTAGTGTAACTCAGCCCGGATTGCCAGCAGTTACTAATTTGGCGGTTTCTTTGCTTTCTAATGGACCATTAGTATCTGATATATCAGTAAACATTTCTGCTACAGATATAACCACAAATTACTCTATGAAAACATTTGCACCTAAACTTGGACGAACTAATAAGAGAATAATTGATCAACTAGGAAAACTGGGTAAAAGAATTAATTCTATCGCTAATCTGGTGAAATAATATGGCTAGGGATCATCAAGAAAATACGGGCTTTTCAGATTCATTAGGTGAGCACGACTATTCTACAAAATTTGCATTTATAGGTAGGTCGCAACCAAAATATGTAGAAGTATCAGGTATTTCAAGCGGTAATTTTCAAGCAATCGAAGTTGCCGCTATGTCTATCCCTGGAGCGGTTGCTGACTTATCGACAGATGCCGCAAATAAAGCACTCGCCGGTTTTGATACTATATTTTCGCCTTACACGAATGCGTCTGGTCATTCCGAACTTCCGCATTTCGGAATTCCAACAAATCTTTCTGAGCCAAACGCTTTTACTTTAGATCCATTTAATCCCAATAACATTTTCAGTACCGGAAATTCTCAAGCTGCTAATAATCAGATTTATCAAAATAGCGGTCATAATATACAGTTGGCAAACACTTGGACAACTGGTGATATCGGTGGAGCAACGAAAGGTGATGTATTTTTTGCTAAAGATATATACAATTATGGGGAATTTACATATGACGGAGTAAAATCGATTGGTCTTCGCGCCCCAATGGTTTTGACAGGTTGGGGTTTTGATATAGATGGTCAACCTGTTCCAGCAGATACTGGTGACTCAACTATATTTGCTCCTGATGCTTTTAGAAATCCTAATAATTGGAAAAGTGGTCCGCTGGATGTGAGATGGGACGATGAAAGAAAGGTTTGGGCGGCTGGGACAAGCACCAAGATTTTTTTAACAAAAACTACAAATGTATACAATCCCCCATACTTCTCTTATGAGGTTGATAGAAGCGATAGTAGATCACAATTTACAAGATTTGGTCCACCAACTTTAAAATCATTTAGTGCCACTGGAGACATTCATGATCCAGAATATCTTGCTTATACGGCAAATCCTGATAATGTTGGCGGTTATGAGCAATTAAATTATGCTGGCATAGAATATCCGCATTATGAAGCATTCATCATACGTGAGACTAAAGATGATACAAGTAGTAGCTCATACTACAATATTTGGACAGACGATTGTAATGACTGTGGGCATATAACAAACAGTGGCTGTGGAACACAGCATGGTAGTCCTTCTAAAGATAAGAAGATAATAATTGAAAACCCGTTGCGGCAGAGCTTAGAAGTTGGCGATTTGGCTTTTACTGTAAAAACCGGAAAAAAACAAAAGGTCAATACCGGAACTTTCACTGGTGGAAGTGGCACTGGTGCATCAGGCAATATAGAAGTTGATGTAAGTGGCAATGCCACAACAAATATTACAGCGACTGGGACTGGTTACGGTTTGGGCGGCATAGGTCTAGCGAGTGGAATTTGTGTGAATATTAGTTTAGTTTTTGCAACCGCAGAAACTGGATTAAGTGTAATAAATGTATCACCTTCCGGAGGACTTCGCCCCGGAACTTACAATTTGGATATAATACCTAATGACGCTATCGCAGATACAGAAGAGTTAGATATTCATTGGATTTTACAAGCAGAGTTTAAAAGTCAACAAATAGTTACTCATGTGGAGTGTGAGGGTGGATTGCTCCAAAGTTGCTCTATGAAGATACAAACCCAGGGTTTCAAAACTTGTGAATGGTGTGGTGAAGATACTACATTCATCAACGCATTCTAAATAGGATCTAAGGATGGCTGTTTTTCAAGAAAAATGCTGGCCTTGTGGCAAACAATGTATTAATGCAGAATTTTGCGGTATTGATGAAACATATCAATTACCAAGAAATATTAAAGTTAAAGTTATAGCTAATAGTGAATTTTGGGGTTCTAGCATTAGTGGAACTGTTATTGAAGGTTATGCACACTTTGATAATAGTCATTATGATTTTTTTGATGGTTTTGATCAGCACCACAAAGCACTTGATTGTGGTAAGACTACATCATCCAGAGATGAAAGTAGACCTGATATAAACTATAGATCAGTATATGATCCAGATAGTGTAACAGTTGTTCATTATGGTGCTGGTGGTTCACAAGATGATATAGATCGAGGCGGCGCAGAAGTCTATCTGGTAGATAGAGTATCACAAAATGCAACTGATAGTCCGGCCTGTCCTACTACCGACCCAACAAAAGTCTTTAAATGGTTTCCTGAAAAATTTGGATTTGGGACTAAAATACATTTTCATAATAATATTTATAAAAATATTACAGGTGGTTGGAGATTAATCGACCCAACAGGATGTTATACTGAATCTTTTACGACACCTCCTGGATCTGGTGGGTATCTACATCAGTGTACCGGAGTTGACAAGCAGAATATAAGAATTAGGGAGCATTCCGAAGGTACATATTTACAATATCATGAACCATCAAGAATAAGACCTATACAGTCCGGTATGACTTTTCATGACTGTTTTGCTGATGGTCAAGTTGCCCCAGAATATTCTGGTGAATTAACTCAGCTACTTAGGCATACTGGAGTTGCTGAATCTGGATTTATAATCGCCACATTAAATTATGACGGCGCAGCCGCTAGTGGTTTAAGAAACGCGATGGAGATTCTTGTTACAAATGATGTTGATACAACATATAATAAGGCATACAGAATATTTGATGTAACACATAGTGGCTCCAGTACAGATGTTAGCCTTGTCGGTACTTATGACACCGGAAACGCAGTAGATGTCAATACCACCGGTAGCGGAAATTGGATAGCATTTGGAACTCACGATCCATTAAGATGTTGTGGTGGTTCTGCTTATGGAATTGATAATCTTTTAAAGCAGTCTGCCAACAAAACTAACTACCACACTGACTTTAGAAGGGTATTTAATGACGCCAAGAATCTGAGACAGTCAAATAGGATTTTAGAAAACAGAAAAAATCATGACATAAATGTTGTTTTCAGGGCAGATGAAACAGGTGTTAGACCCGATAAAACGTACCCATCAACAAATGCAGACGGTAATCCAACCTTGGTATTTGATAGAGGACTACCATATTATGGACCATTTCATCAGGTAGATCAATACGATGGTGCTACCAGATTTGACCAAGTTAAAAATGCTATTAAAGCAAGAAATGCAACTTGTTATAGCAAAAAGGCAACTCTTGAAGTTTTCCCCGACTGTCTTACGCAGTATGAAGAGTTCCTAAACTGTGAGGTTCAAACAGAATATAAAATAAACCGCTTACCAAGACTAGCTTTTGTTTACCGGGGATGTAACTATGATGAATTTTGTTCATTCGATGAATCTGGTAGACCTTTAGGTGATTCAGGTATTTACGGTGGGTGGACAACTAGTGGTCCCGCAACATTAGAAGATATAAAAAGAGGTCTTCCCGGTCAAGAAATTACAATGTTTATCAATGTTGCTGACGCATGGGGCGGTGAATATAAAAGATGTCCCTGTGCTTGCGATGGGTCCGTCCCAGGAAACTTTCCTCCACAACATACACTTATTGAGTCGCCTATTACATTTCCCTGCTTCCCGGATTTTGATAAATACCCAGTTGCCAATGGGTGTAGAGAAAAAAGATTCCAATTTAACCAGTACGCTAGATATATTGAACAAGTCGCTGGATCAACTCTATCTAATGCAGCATGTGATGAATTACCAGGTGTAGATGCTGCTTGTAATGTAAGACAGCCATATACAACCTATGGTCACATTTCTCATTTATGTGGTTGGGAGTTTGGAAACGCAAAAACAACTTTAACAAATGCTTTTGCTAAAGAAAGACAAGACGGCACATATACACAAAGATCACCAGAATCTGGCAATGTTAATGAGCCGATGTACTGGGCTTTTGAGTGCCCAACACCCACAGAAAGTGGAATACCAGTTAATAGTGGGGTTTGGGCAAGTGGAACAGATGGTGATAATAAGATAACAAATGTAAGTGGAGAATTTTACCCCTATTGGGGACTAACAGACGGTGAAGGTAGACTAACGACACCGTATTATAATGTAACAACAGCCCCTAATTTAGGATGCTGTGATTCACCAATAACTTTCCTAGACTATGACGATGTATATACTTTCTTTAATGGTTGGCCTACATCTGGTGTACCGTTCCTAATAGAATTAGAGACTGTTGACAATTGCGTAGGTTGTGCCACCACTGTGATGGAAACTGGTAGCTTACATTTAAGTTTTCAAGGATTAAGTACTGCATATTTACACGATGTTCCTACTAATAATAATACTAACGCCTATGGGTTCAATCATTGTAAATATGAACCTTTGGATATAGTTCTCAAAGATAGAACTAAATTAGAACCTAATTTTAATTGTACAAGTGGTTTTCCAGTTACTTATTGTGAATCCGTTGAGCCTGGTTCAGAGATTAAAAATGATAGGTACTGGATAAAGTATGGTCAACCTTATACAGGAAGTACTTGTGAGTGCATAGATGCTTTCGACACTTTAACGCTTAGTCCAGTTATCATTGATGGCAGCACTGATATTATTATAGGCTGGAGAACGGTTGGAAGCGGAAATGGATTTGTCCAATTAACAAGCTGTAACAGCACAGATTCTAATTTTCTTGAAAGTGATACTGAAAATCTACCAGGTGCTGGATATACAACTTATGGTAAGTTTACTGTAGCCTGTGAAGAAAACATAGAATTTGTTGATCCGCCAACTTTTCCAAACGCATATTATGAGACATCTGCTGTTCATAACTTATATAGTTGTGGAGGATGCACTCACAAAGAACCAGCACAAATAGCTGGTCAAGGAAACTTAACACTTAAATCTCAATTCTTTGTAATCTCTAATCTCCATAAGCATGTTTTTGAGGCTCTGCCTCAAGATTATTTTAACCGTTTTTATGGAGATGTTGAGTTGGCTACACGAAATATTGATGATTTTATACCTTGGCCAGAATATAGTGGGGTACTGAAGAATTTGACTTTATGTTCTGGTGATAAAATACTGGAATATGGTTGCCTTTTAGGCAGTGAATTTTATGGCTGTGGCAGTGCTCATACTGCTTGTGCTGGAAATACACTGTGTAACACATGTGATGAGTTTGGGGTATCCTGTCAGTGCGATTCGGGAATTTTTAATGATTATACTGATCCAGACACAAATTTTGTAACTAGAAGATATCCACCACAATTTGATTGGGCACAGGATCATGGACTGAATTCCTGTTTTTGTGATTGTAAAGATCCAACATTAATGAGAATATCGGCTGTTTCTGGTAATCATCCATCTGAAGTTCTTATTGAAGAATGGAGACATGCTGGGGCTTGTGACAATTCAGTAAATAAGTTTACACCTTGGTTTGCTATTAGTGGTGTGGGCGGCACTGTAAGCGAACCAATATGGAAAGGGCAAGCACCACCAGCACCGTTTCTTGGTAAAGGCTTTAATCCGACTTATTCTGAAGACTGGTTTAGTTTCTCTCACGGAGCGAATAGGAGTGCAACGGGTATAGCCTACAGATTGGATGAGCCAGTTGCAGATAATTGTGGTAATTTAGATCCAGATAGTTGCGCTAGTGGAGATTGTATCGATCAAAGAGCAAGAACTTCAACATGTTTAGATCCAATACAAAGTGTTACTGGTGTACCACAAGAATGGGCGTATGGTAATGCAAATGTCACGGTTAATAAAAGATACTGCTCCCCAGAAATAATGGTCGTTTCTAAAATTGAGTGCTTACCTGGAAATAGTGGTTATAATTTAACAGTTTCTAGAGAATATCATGAACATGATAGAACATGGAGACAAGCGGGGTCAACGGACTGTGCCTGTGTAGAAAAATATGCTGGTGCATATAAATGTCCAAAATTAGTCCCAGTATCAAGTGGAACTGGAGCATCCGGTCAGTTTACAGTTGATGTTGGAGGAACGGGCCACTTTACAGTAACGAGTGCTGGTTCAGGTTATGTGTTCGGTGGTACGGCGGTAATTCCAACCTGTGTAAGTGGAACCACAACTTACCCATGTTGTACAGGTACACCAACTCCAGCTTTTTCTGCAACTTTTGGTGGGGCGAACAATTCATTAACCGGAGCGTCTATATCACCACCAACCGGATACTCACCAACTGGTCTAGTTTGCAATGTGTCTATTATTGCAGGTACTGGACCATCAGTTCTTGGTACAGGATGTACTGTAATACCATATGCAGTTCCTACAGATTCTGTAACACCTGCCTATCAAGGTCCATGTAGTATACATCCGTCTTCTGGAACTTTTGTTAATCAAGATTTTAGAATACAATCAACCTGCGAAAGTGGTGATCCCGTATGGAATTATTACAACTTATTCTATAGTGGTGACTCAGTTGGAGTGCCACCAGTTGTGGGTGCCGCAAATACTTATGAATCTGGTTATTACTATGGGGGTATATTCATACAAACTGATCCAGACGCTCCCGGTGGTTGTGGGCCAAATTGCGATATAATAATAGATGCACCAGATTTAGATCCAGGCTACCCAAATACTATATTTGATCAAGCTTTATTTAACAGCCCACCTGGAAGATTTGGTATTGATGCAACAAATAGAAAACATAGTTGCATACAAGATATCACCCAATGTGGTGGTGAGCTATGGTGTAACAAATTATTTTTCCCAAGAAGATCTTATAAGAATGAAACAAAAGTCGCGCCATTTGGATCAAGCCAAATATGCACGCAAAATGCAGAATTTTTAAATAGAACAACGCTTGGTTATGGAAATATTACTGACGCCGACATTTTACAAGAAAGTACATTTTATAGATATATAGACCTTTGTGATCCAGATATTATAGCGACTACACAATCAGGGGTGGGAATTGATGATGTTGTTATTACAGTTGATGATTATCTAAGGTTAATGGGTGTTGTTCATCCAGGTTGGAGATACAATCTTGATATGAAAAGTTGTACAATTGTTGAAAGTGGAGATTGTGGTGGAACATTGCCGCCAACACACTCTGATATGACAATTCACGCCGCCGTACATGAGCCAAAGACATGGACAACTGACGGATGGGAGTCTTTTGGTTATTACCTAGATAAAAATGGCGTTTCTGATTCTAGTGGTAGTGGTATTGGAGCTTCTGGCTCTGATAATTGCTTGTTCGATCCGTTTAAAATTATGGTTGATGTAGAATGTTCTACAAATCATATAAAAAGAAGGGGTATTGAGACCGACGATCCAACACTGCTAGATGCCATTATTGACATGCCTGCGGCAGCGTGTAAAGGTACTGTGCATCCCCCGCCATGTTCTTGTGTTGATAGTGAATGTAAATTTTGGAATCAACATCCTAATCAGCATTGTTTCAAATATTTTGCTATTAATGACATCTTTACAAAGATAGACGATGCTCTTATTTGTCCATGTGATCCAAATAGTTTAGCCAATGATAGGCTTACTCATGAATGTGAGGGTGAGCATTGTAATACTGGAGTTCACATTTGCAGTTCAGCAGCAGCAGGAAGTAGTCCTGCTATTTTCCCTGCCTTTTCTCAGTGGCTACAGAACAAATATGTTCTAGGAAACGCCAACGAATTCATCGATAATATACCTCTTAATATTAATCCATTTACACCAATATTAGAATTTACAGGAATCGCCGCTAATGTTTCTGGGGTCAATTATACATATACTGGGTTATATGACGCAGGACTATTAAGGAAAGCATGTGGCTGGGAAGATGAGATAACTTGTGAGGGTGGTGGTGACAGTGTCGGTGGTGGTGATGGTGGTGATTCAACCACACATAGTGGTCACTACTCGTGTGCAGGTACTGATAATTGGGCAAATGTATATGTATGGTGTGATGACCCAGATATTATTGTGACTAGAACCGCCCCCACTTCCGACGACACCGATGAATCTCAAGTCACAGGTTTTCAACTGCCAACTTGGGAATGCAGCGGAGATTTCGGAATCCGTTGGTTGACAGACTCTAGACGAATTCCTGCGGTTAGTGGATGTTGTGATATTATAACTGATAACGATGGACTATGTGAAACGGATGTTTATGTATTAGGATACGATGGGGCCGATAATCCACTGATGGATTGCAACTCAGACTTAGCAGATGATAATCCAGGTGGGATGGTTGTTCTTAGCAATTGGTCAGGTATACCTGAATTTAGTACTATGTGGGCAAGTGGTTGTGGCTGTGACAAGCCTATAGACGAAGCAGAGGACGAGTGTGGAACAGATTCAAAAGTCAGAATAACAATAACGCAAGACCCAATTTATGGTGAAGTAGTAAAACCTGACCCACCATTATCTCCATCAGATGTCTTGGCCATAGTCTTTATAGACGAATCTACAGATTACTCAGTTGATGTCGCAGGTGAAACGGAGTTCATAACAGATATTATAGCTTGGGAAAATCATATGACTGCCCAAGGTTTGGACTCATCCATATTGTTATTACAACCGGTGGCTCCGGGATTATACGACTACAAAGATTTAATTCCTCCTAGTAGGCAAGCCCTATCTCCAAATACAGGCCGTGCATTCCCCGATTTCGTGCAGTATGGAGAGATTGGTCGAGGTACTGCATGTGAACTGGAGGATATCAGATCGCACTTCTTGGCTGCTGCACACACTACTGTGCCGAGAGCTTTAGGTATTTTCATTGATAGATCAGGTTCAATGACCAGATCAACTGTGACACCATGTGTAGATGATTTTATAGCTTGGTATAAGCAATGGTCGCTAGAGCAAATAGGAACGGAAGGATGTGTAACAGAAGTACTGACAGATGATGAACGATGGATAAGTGAGGCTTTACGCGCACTTATACTGGCAGATGCTCAATGTCCGTAATAGCCTGACTGTTAGCGATAAGAATATAAAGGACTGAAATTTAAATAATTTAGGATCTAATTAATGCAAGATAATAAAAATAAAACGCGATGTGAGTGCCCATTGGCGGGATACTGTGAAAGGCACGGGGTAGACAAAAATTCTCACCTTCACACCATGTGCCAAAATCATATTGGTTATTTTAACATGTGGGAAAATTGTAGAGGTCCAGGACAAAACCCTCTATCATGCAAAAAGCCCACAGAAAGTGGGCAAGAAGCTACAAAAAGCGGGCAGGAAGAAGAATCTAGGTGTCAGTTCTGTGGCGACAGAAACTGTTCAGGTGAATGTAGAAATTCTCAACAGTTACCATCAAAAATACAGATGGCTAAAAATCTAGCAAGTGCGACTAAGGATCATGCTAAAGCAGGTTTTGCACAAGCCCAAGACGAATTACAAGCTGAACGCCTAGAGATATGTAAGGGGTGTGAATTTTATATTCCGGATCAGGATAGATGTGGAAAATGCGGATGCTTCCTAAAAAGCAAATCCGCATGGAAAAGTAGCAAATGCCCTATTGGGAAATGGTAATCACTCCTTGCAACACTTTTCCTTTTTACAAGTTTCTTCTTTTGGTATAAGTTCTTGATACGTACCAATACCCAATAACATAGCTTCAAGGTAATCTCTATCCAGTGCTATGTAGTGAACATGGCCACCAACCTCATGTCTAATGATTGGTTTATCCCAGATCATATTCTCGAACTGATCTTCTTCGACCTCTTGTTCAATAAGGTCAGAGAACATGACTTGGTTATCTTCGACTTTGAAAATTAATCTAAAGTATTTCATTTTATCTCCTATTAAAAAAAGGGGCCGGGAATTCCCGACCCCCTAATCTACTACTAAGTGAAGATTTGAACCTGGATTGAACCAGATGATGCATTGAACTTAGATGATGTAGACTATTCTTCTTTTTGAGTTTCCGGGTTCCACTTAACCCATCCACGGTCAGGTAGCCAATTGCCATCGGCATCTTTCCGCTTTGGAAATAGCCCGCCACCCTTCTTGTGACAACCAAATGCTAGTTTAGCACCACAGTCTAGACAACGTACTTCATAGTATTCGTTATCCTCAACCTGACGCACCACAAACTTGACATTTGTTGATCCACATTTTCCACAGGTTGTTTCGTCAAAAACTTCCTGAAAGGCCGCGAGTTGCCCAAATAGATCTCTCTGGGTTTCCCCTTCAAGTTCTACTGACATTTTACCTGTGTTGTAAGTAACTTTCATTTAGCTTCTCCAGTTTTCTTGATAACCTAAGACTTCTTGTGGAATTTGTGATTCTTGGCGAGATGCACTATTTAACATTTCTATTATTGTGGACGCCTGCTTTTTTGTTAATCTCTCTATTCGATCATGTCTCTCCCCGTTGGAATTCACTAATCTCATAACATCTACATTTAGTTGCTTACATTTGGCATTCATGAACTTAATTTGGTTCTCAGTTATTGAATCATCAACTGAGATATTGCCTGTTGCTTTTACCTTTACTTTTAGTTTATCAGAAATTTCTTCCGCAGTGCATACTTTGAGTTTCAAGGCTTTTCGTAGGGCACGACCTTCTGCCCGTGTAGATGCAGTAGCTAAAGCAAACACGATAAAATTATCGTCAATATTGCCAGATTGCCCGTCGTTGAAAACATCAGCGACATCTGCATAAGTACGTTCTGAACCATCCCACCACCTAAACGTGATAGAATAAGATACGGTAGCTCGCCCAATACCATTGCCCATTACCGGAAAAACTTCAGTAGGTTTACTATCTATTATATCCCCTAAAAGCAATTCACCAACTCGCCTTAATCCATCAGCTTTGGGATATCCTTCATTTAGTTCCGTCTCATCTAGTAAAGACATGACAAATGGATGCCAATGAAGAGAAAGATAGAATGCGCGTTTTTGTTCGTTATCAAGTTCAGCAAATTCTTCAAACGTCATAATTAAACCTCGATTTCTATTAGCCTGTTTTCTTCATCTGGAAACGAGTCAGCAATTTTGTCTAATTGTTCTACGATACTATCAAGCACAGTTCTCATCTTTTTTTGAGATAGACTTTTAGTCATTTGCTTGACACGAATTAAAACATAGCCTTCATTGATTAGCAAGCCTGTTTTTACGGCATCGGACTTCTGATGTTTTTGAAGACTTTCTACTCCCCAAATAGGCAAGAAATGTGACGGACCATCAATCTCAATAGCCGTTTTAATATCGGAAATATAGAGATCAACCTCCAACTTATTATCTGGAATTAGGTTTCTCTCGTGAAATCTAACAGTCCAGCCTTGTTCTGTCAAGTTCTTTCTGAGGAATCTTTCCGTTTTTGATCCCTCTGTAGCAGCCTCTCTGACCGCCTGTGCCGCGAGACTTCTAAGGTTCTGCTTCTCCTCCTCAGACATCGCCAACCAGTTGTCTTTGCTGATCTGAGACAGCCTCTCGCGTTCCTCGTCAGACGTTTCAGACCATGCCTTAGCCCGTCCCTCACTTACTTTGAATTTGTGGTCCTCTGTAAGTTTAGAACCTTTCTCAATTGGTGGTTTACTCCTACCTCTTTTAAGAGCTAACTTTTGAGCTTCTGAATAGTCTCTTTTTTCCGCCCCTAGAAACTTTAGTGCTCTCAAAATCTTAGTTGAGTAAGTACCAAGGTTTTCCGCTATTTCGTAACTGCTACAACCCTCTTCATGCATTCTCAAGATCTGCTCTTTATTTTCTCTGGCAAATCTCATAAATCTTCTCCAGGTTAAAATCCTCGTCTATACCATCTACTTCTACATTGAAGTTATTCTTTATTATATCTGCTTGTAGCTGACTACGAACAATTTTTTTAATCTTTGGGTTCGACAATATGTTGTACACACCATAGAAACTAAATGGATGACTCATCCAGTCCATTTGCCAAATGTAGAAACATTTATCTGAATTTACAGATGTCTTATTCATAACATCTGCCCCATCCAAAGATGTTGCAACAACAAGTCCATTATTGAAATGCGCTATATCGCTAATATTGGAATACGCAAAGAAAGTATCTATAACCTTATGGCTTATATTTGTTAAAAATCCACAGATTTCATCATTGTGAGTATTTACAAAACTATTTATTTTATCCATCAAAGTATAATTTTTATCGCTCTTGATAAAATCGTCGAATATTACGCCTATTTTCATTCTACCCATCCTGAAATAAAGTCACTACATATTCCCATGTAATCACCGTTTGTGATTATGGTATTTTCTTCCGGCAGCATTATAATAGATTTTGGAAAAATTGATCCAGCATATGAAAGTACAAAATTACGATTGGTCATAATTAAGTTATCCGATTCACGCCAGAAACAGTGGTATCCCTCTTTTAAAAGACGTAAGAGTGCTGTGGGGTTTCTAGCTTGAATTAGTAACTTCTCTTTATCGAATACATTTAAGTTAATCCCAGTAGAAGGGTGGTCTGTGCCTGTAACGGTTTTGTCCTTTATGACCCAAATATCAGTCTTAACACATACTCCAGCTTCTAAAGCTTTTTCGAGATAATCTGGCTTGTTCTCTTCATCGGGATCTTTGCCGCCAAGATTACCTCTATTAGAAATATAAATCTTTTGTTCTTGCATTTATTGTACTCTTGCATTTTTGTGCGGATTTCTTTAAACCTAATTTATTGAAAATATTCGCCCACTCTACAAAAGGATTGTACTTTTTAATTGTATCGTTTCTTATCTCGCTAATATCTTTAGCTTCATTGTTTATTAGATATTCTGCTTTTTGTTCAAAATCTTCTTGAGAATCAAAAACCATTTCTTCTGGAAGATTTGAGTCTTTAATATTTGTTAGAGGTGTGCCGCCAGATTCTAATATGCGATATAGTGAATATTTGTCTAATGCAATGTTTACTTTTGAAGAGGCGTATAAATCGCCAGCATTATTTTCCGGGATTGTGCCACAATAATTAAATGTATTTATAGGCTGTTTTGAGAAAATCTTAAATCTATTTTTCAACCTAATAAATTTAGTTACTAATTGCAACAAGTTTGGATCTGGATTGTTCACTGACATGTCGCATTTTAATTCGTCTCTGACTTGACCTTTACCAATTAGTATACAACATTCATTTATTTTATATGAAACATTGTTATTTACAAATGAAATACTAAAATCTTCTTCTACTTCCTGATTTGGGTTATTATAGTTTTCAATCTTAATACCATCTATTTTTGGTATATCCTTTTTAAATTCAAAATCATAAACTAAAATATCACATGGTTCAATTGTATTGACAGCCTGTACATCATAGCCCGCATGAACCAAAGTAGAGACAAAACCTATTAGATCTTGATTTTTTGATATGACATTTATCTTCATATAACATCCTTCATTGAATGTACTTCTTTTATTTTGCCTTTTGGCGACTCATAATAGGCTATCTTATGTCTGCCTTTTATTAACTCATTCATGAATTCAAATGATGACATGTTATTATCGGCAGTATTTAACTTAGTTTTTATGTAGTTAAAAATAAATTTTGGGAAAAACGCTATTTGCGACCACTTATCTGGTAAACCATACGAAAAATTTTGTACATGTTCGGTATCAGTTATAACGCCAACAGCAGTTTTATCAAGTCTGCAATTCTTATCAATAGGTACACAAATATTATCTTGAGACGGTGGTTTTATAAAACTCTGCGAAAAGATCAAATCACCATGAATAAAAAATACATTGCTTTCTAGACAAGCATTTATACCCTTTTTCATGCTCTCGACTATGTGCGTAGAATCAAAAAATGGGTTTTCTACTAATCGCAAGCCTTGTACATCTCTTATTACTTTATCAGACATGTACCCTGTAACAAGAACTATATCTGTATTTGCGCCATATGCTAATTTAATAGTTTCAACTTGATGGTCTATAATTCTTTTATTGCCATAAGGTATTAGAGATTTATTGCCATAATTTTTTGTTCTACGTCCAGTACCAGCACTTAATATAATAAATGTATTATTATCTGATGTTCGCCTAGTGCCTGTTATATATCTAGTTTGTCGTGACATGATATAAATCTAGTGGTATATACTTGACTATCCCTTGGCACTTTGATAAATCAAATAAATCATCTGTATTCTCAAGTCTTCTGCAAGCCACGATTGGATTATTTTGGATCATTAGTACGTCGTCAATTGTATAATCGCAAACTGTTGCAAAGATATTTCCATCTTCCATTGGGGAAAATAGTTTGTCTACTACATCTTTTTTTGGAAAAGATTGTTTATTAAAAAATAAGATAGCGTTACACTGTTTTTCAACAGCGGTTCTAATAGCTATGTTTAACCCCTCATTTCTCTCTTCGAAATCCAACCCAATAAAGGAAAAGTCATCCTCGCTGTAAGATCCTTCGGCATTATGTAATCCGTTGTCGAAGAACAAAGTAACTTTATCAAAAGCCGTTTTAGTGGCATCCATGAATTCTTCGATAGTATCATTTGATGGTTTATCAGAACCAAAGTCTTTAGAGACTAGTATCTTCATTTATATCTTCCCATGTAAAGATCATGCTATCTATCTCTTGTTCCTGCTGTGATTCCACAAGCTTATCTTTAAAAGATACATCTTTGTTGCCTTTTAGCATTTTAAAGATTACGTTATTGACTACAAACGGCGAATTTTCAATAAGGGCCAACCTGTTCATTTTTATGTTGATAAACTCATTTACTTTATCTAAATCTTCTTTCGAAATTTTATCATCTTCATGTAGTACTATAGTGTATCCATTTTTTATCTTATTAAACGTGTCGTCCATGTATTCAAATACTGTCTTTTTTTCCTTGAAAGAATTTGTTATAAAATAGTTGGGCTTATTGCCGATTTTTAAACTCAATGCTTTAAAGTTTTCTTTAGTTGCTAGGCACACGCGATTGTCTTCTGTAACAAGATTCTCTATAGAATCAAGTATAGAGAATGTTTTATCTATGTCTGTGTCAACAATTATAAAGTGAAATCTGATATATTTTTCTTTTAGTATTTCTGCTTTTGTTTTATCTTCCGTGGTTCTAAAATTACAAATTCTATCAAATTGATAATCACCGTCTACTATTTCACACTTTGAAGACTTTGTTTTTATTGTTTCTAATATACCAAGTTGACATGAGGTTTGTTCTTCATTTTCTTTTACATTGAATGTGCAGTCTTTGCAAGACATGCCTATTTTTGACATAACCAACTCTCCTCTGGAAACTGTATATTTCCAATTCTCGCATTTTCCCAAAAGTTTTTATTCTTAGCTTTTTCTCTAAACATGTTTATTATATCGTCACGAGTAAGCGGTCTATAATTTTCTCTGTTAAAGATGGACATCTCCCCATAGAAGAAGCCACCGGGATTATTCTTAAACTGTTGAAAATTGAAATCTCTTAATATTTTATTAATGCTGTAACTGTTGAGCATCTTTGGTTCATTGACAACATGCATAACTAAAAAGTTAATTAAATCTTTATTGTTCTCAGTCTGTGGGATGTCGGCATCTGGTCTTCCAAACTCTGTAGCCATATCCCATGTGCCGTAATCTAGTTCATCAATACACTGTTCCCAGATTTTAGCTGTTTTATCCCATCCATAATTTTTCTCAAATGCGGCTCTTGTTTTCTTCCTATCTTTAACTCTAAGAGCTTCTGGTTTAGGTAGTAACTTTTCCCATAACTCTATGATATGTTCATGATCTGGTAAAGCGCGGTAACAACCAGTTTCCATTTCTAAATGTTTTGATCTTAGCTTAATTGGATAACCCTGAAGCTTTCTTACTTCACTCTCCATAGCTGAGTAATCAGTTGCCATAACTGGAACACCACAAGCCGCCGCTTCTACAATGGGCAGACCAAATCCTTCGCTATTGGCCGGTTGGATATAAACATCAAAAAGATTGTAAATATAAGATAAAGTCTTTGTGTCTACACCATCGCCAACATTTGTTAGTTTTGAACCAAACTGGCCACATTTTTTACATGGGATAACTGTATCGGAAAATCTTTGACATGATGCTGCACCACACGCAGCGCATAAATATGTAAATATCACTCTAGAACTTATTTCATTTTCAAATAAATACTTGGGCAAGTCCCATCCATTATCTGGGTATGAAGTATGACAATACAGGTACGTATTAGTATCGCCAGTCTTTTTAAGATACTTACCAAATGCCTCGAAAAGTTCTGGAAATAACTTTCGACGCTGATTTCTCATGACTGTGCCGATAATCTTCCATTCGGGATTTATCCCCATTTTTTCTTTATGAGCAGTTTTATTTGGAACTTCTGCAAAATCTTCCGATGCAGATGGTGGTGCAGCACATTTCACATTCATTCTATCAGACTGGGATTTTAGAACATCCACAGCCCAATCAGAGTATGTGAGCACAATGTCAGCATCTGAAAAAGAGTCGATCCACTCTTCATTCTGTGGTGAAGCATCCACAGTTGGCATCCATACCCATTTAAAGCATTTTCTTAATGGGGAATGCTGAATAAAAGCGTCCATCCACCAGTCACGGATGGTAAGTACAACATCTGGTTTAAAGTCTAAACAGGCTCTGTCAAATCGCCACTTACCAAACTGATTAAGACCGTCTTTACCATAAATTTCGTTTTGTTCTTGATTTCCCGCTTGCGGCATATTTGGATAATTTTTCCAAGGGATGGTGCCGCGATCTTTATGGTCCTCTGTGCCATAAGTTGAGAATTCTGCTAGTTCGTACTTCCCAGTAGCATGAAGTCTTTTTAGTACTTCTCTGCTATATGTCGCATATCCAGTATTTAAATAACTAGCTTCAGAAACGAAAAGTACTTTTTTTTTATTCATTTACTGCTCTTAACTTATTATAAAATGACCTGACTTTAGCTTTATAGTCCTTTTTTGACATATCCAAAATATCCCTAATTTCCATATCTTTGTAATTTGATCTTTTGTAGTAAAAGATAGCTTGTTCTTCAATATCTAAATCATCTGGCAAAACTTCATCTATAGCTGTTTTATCATAAGTTGTAAAACTGCCTAGAAAGTCGCTTAATGCTATATCTCTGTTTTTGTTCTGTTTTTTAATAAACTTAATTAGATCATTTCTAATACAGAAAGTAGCAAATGTAGAAAAGACACTTCGGCTAGGGTCGTGCTTCCTATATGCTTTAAGCATTGACATTAAAGCCACTTGTATTATATCCTCAAAATCATAATTATGACCGTGAGAATAAAACTTACGGGCTAACGAAATCGCTAACCCGTAGTTTTCATTTATAAAATCATTTTCAGTATTCTTCATCTGCACTCGTCTGTAAGTTATTGACTATCTTAAATTCATTGACTCTAAAAGTTACTTTACCGTTACCGCTACGTGCTGTACAGTTTACCACCAAAGAGTCTCCTACTTCACAATGGTCATAAATAGTTTGCGCGCCACTGTCCCATGCTTCAAAGAATAGGAAGTTCCTATCTCTAATTTTCTGACCGCTTTTATTTTTGCGGTACTTATCAATTGACATTTTAAATCTAAGAACTTTCGTGTTGAATTCTTCTGAGATATTCATGTCTTCAGCAATACGTCCAAGAAAAACACAATTATTCACAACGCTACCTCTTTTTAGTTAAGGAGTTAAAACGCGAAAAAGCTTCGTTATAGTTATGATACTGTTCAATAACCTCTTTTGATCCTTTATTTGATTTGTAGATCTGTATTCGAGGTTTTTCTATATCATATCGACTACGAGAACGAGAGCGAAAAAAGAAACGTAGATCACACATTTCTACGTCATATTTTTTTATAATACAACCATCAAGCAAGACTTTCTTATAGTAGTCCACTTGGTTTAAGAGATTGGTTTCCCAGTTTTGATCAGTCATATCTGATTTATTTCGTTTACGATGAACGAGTTTCGGTCCCTAGCACGCTGACCAAACATTAAGACTGTAGCGGTCTCATATATTATATCCTGATACTGATGATATATGTCAGGAAAAACGACAACATTTTCAATTTCTACAGAATCGTCTCTAACTGATAGAAATGCCATCTTGTCTTTGTTCTTGGTCGTGTGCTCTTTTACTTGAGTGATTTCAACAGCTAGTATACTTTTATTCTTCTTACCGTCAAGCACTTCTTTGCAGGTCGTGTTGGCGAAACTAGCGTCAGCACAGCCATCTACTTTTGAGTAAGAGATAGGGACACCAAGCAGGTTTTCTTCACTAATTGAAATCGACATGGGATTGTCTTTTAATGATCTGCCGGGATTTTCTAATCTATTAATTATATCTGAAAATGCTTCTAGTCTTTTGGTCGTTGCAACAGCACCGCCGTCTTTTTTTAATCTATTCAGGTTTATGAGATTATCTTTTAAAGATAGGGAGGAATCTACTCTGTCTTGCAGGGTCTCCAATTCTTTCTTACTCAGATCTTTTATGCAAGAGAATTCGTGGGTCATTTCTGATCTTGACTTTTTCAGTCCCGCGAAGAATCCAACTGCAATAAGATTGTTTACCGCCCTTTTATTTACATTGGGTAAAATGTTCACTACATATTCTACCCAGGTTTTTGGTTTTAGTTCGTTAAGAAAATCCTTGAGTTTGATGAATTCATTTACTCCAACATTTTTGACATTGGTTATGCCGAAGTAAATGTCCCTATCCTGTATAGAGAAGTTTGATTCTGGATATTCATGTAGGGGTGTTTTTACGTTGATATGGTCTAACTTGGCACTCTCTACAAGTTCATAAATTTCCTGATTGGGATCGATTTTTTCTTTTGCATTTGACAGCCAGTGAAGATAAAACTCCAACTTTTTATTAGCTTTTAAATAGGCAGACCAGTACGCCATCAGTGCATACGATACTGCGTGTGATTTGTTGAAAGAATACCGGTTAGACTTTTCGATAATATCAAAGATTCTATCAGCATCTTCTTGTGTATGTCCTTCTTTTAGGCATCCTTCAATGAACTCACCTTTGACCTGACGCATGAGGTCAGCTTTTTTCTTACCAATCGCTTTTCGCAAAGTATCAGCTTGTGACTCTGTGAAGCCAGCCATGACCTGTGCAATTTGCATAGCTTGTTCTTGGTAAATGATAATATTATAGGTTCTGGAGATTACCTTGTCAATAGGTTCGTACAGACTTTTAGTTTCTTCTATATTATGTTTTCTGTCCACGTACCTTTGGGTCATGGACTTCCCGTCTTCGATAGCTTTTAGTGTACCGGGACGGATGATAGAAATAACGTCAGCCAGTTCCTCGATATTGCGGGGTTTAGCCTCTTTGCACCAATGTTTACCAAGATGAGTTTCTAACTGGAACACGCCTTTGGTATGACCGGAACAAATCAAGTCCCAAGTTTTTTTGTCTTTAAGATTGCATTTTGTGATATCAATAGTGTCCATACAAGCAAACCTCCGCATCAACTTTTTGAATTACCCATTTTTTAATTGTACGGGTCGTCCCGTATTTTTCAAGACTGATTCCACGAATGAAATCTCTCCAATACTGTGTCTCTATATCTTCTGGACTTTTTTCTTTAGTTTTTCTATTGTTGGACCACTTAACCTGTTCCATAATTGTAAGCCGCTCCTGAATTCTATATAGTTCACCGATACAGCGAAGTCATTATACTTTGCATCTATTTCTTCGTTAGGTATAATAAAAGAGTAGATTTTGATCTTGCCCTTTGAATCTTCAACCAGCATACTTTTAAAAAACTCATGTGGCACAACCACATCTTCACCAATTTTAGAAAATGGTTTGGTGATATCGAACACGGGTCCGCTGATAGAATAAACCTCTACCACATTTTCTTTAAGAGCCATTGTCCTAGCTTCTTCTTCTAACATCCTCCAAACTTTACGATTTAAATCTGGATGTTGCGGAGCCATGTTAGACATTAGAAATGTTTCACTATTTTCCAATCTGCTCGAATTCCGATCCGCAGAAGGCACCAGATGCCCCCTATCGTAGCCTGAACCGCGATAATCCGCTAGACTGCACCGGAAGGTTTCTGGGATTCTCAAGTCCGGTCTGAAGCAATCCTCGCGGTCTACAGAGACATCCTCTGCCTGACCGTCAATAATGTGCATGGACCATCTTGGTTGCCGGAATAAGTAGGAATAGCCGATCAAATAATTCCGGTTTGGAAGGATCTGATCGGCAGTTGGCATACCGTATCGTGTTTGTGGGAATAAGCTTGGTATTTCCATTAGGCAAAAGCTCCTTTAAACTTTTTGTTATATACAAATCTTCTAAACATCTTCATGGTTCTACAGAATAACTCAGCAGTCATGAGAACATCACTAAGTGCATCATGGGCCTCGCCTTGTGAGTATCCCATGTAACCACGCACTAGGTTATCATTAGATAGTGAATTAACCTCTTTGTTATTTTCAAAACAGCAGAACATCAAATCTAATGTGTCCACTATATTAATTGGATTGAATAAAGACTGCCGCCTACCATCTTTATCTTTTGGTCCGTAACCCCAAGGTTTTTCACAACAAATCCTGTGAACAATCGGCATGTCAAACCCGCGAATATTATGACCAACCGCAATTGGTGCATACCAAGGGGTCTTTTTAAAATTGTATTCATTCACATAATCAGTGAAGTTTGACCAGACTGATTTTAGTGATGGAGCCTTCTTGAGCATGGCTTCGGTTTTACCATGAACAGCGACAGCACCATCTTCAAGAACATCGACTCCAGCTTTAGCACATTCTTTCTCGTCGAAGATAGGCTGGATTAAAGATTGGAATTCTGAGTTAGGTATGACCTCCAGCTTCCTGCCGTGAATCGCCACAGCAGCAATTTGCACTGGCTGAGTGGTATCTGGATATTTGCTCGTAGTTTCAAAGTCGAAAACAATGTAGTCTTTGTAATTCATAATAATCCTTTGTAAGAAAATGGGGCGTCTAAGTGAAAGCGTGAATCTGGATCGGCATTACCGCCCAGATAATTACCTAAACTTAGATCACCCCACATGTTTCATGTATTTTCTTTAATAAATTAACACCAAGGATGTCGAACTTGACAGCACCAATAGCCTCAAGATCACCCATTTCCATCCCCGCGATTTTTTCATTACCGCGAGTTTCTTTGACCATAGGGCATAGATTATTCAGATCTATAGATGATACTACCACACCAGCGGCGTGTTTTCCTTGAGTTTTGAATGTTCCTTCAATTCTAAGAGCTTGGGCAAAATCTCTAGCAAAGTCGCCGTGTAATTCACCATCTTCTTCCCAACAGTATTCTCTTAGTGTATCCGGGTCATTTTCCAAGGCCCATCGAATAACTGATGGCTCATCCATTTCTTCTAATTTATCAGAGATTGCAGCTTCTTGCGGAATCTTATTTGTGATATCGTTCATCTGGTCGAATGAGCAACTCTCATTAACTCTTAGAACTTCTTTTAATGCGGATCTACCTTGGAGTCTACCAAACGTCAGCATCTGGCAAACCCTATCTTCTCCGTATTTTTCTTTTAGATAGATGATGACATTCTCTCGTTGGTCTGGCGGGAAGTCAACATCAATATCTGGTAATGACGCTTTTGCTTCCACAAAAATTGTTGGAGCGTTTTCGTCCACGCTCTTGACTTTATCATAAATCCACATGATGTAACTGTTTTTAGGATTATCTGATGATAAATCAATATTGTTTATTATATGTTTATAATATTCCTTTCCTTTTTTCATTTTCAGAACTACGTTCATTTCTTCCTGAAAATGATTGTTTTCGGAAACTCGATTAAACCGTTTTTCATTTGGAAGTTTACCAAAAAATGTTTCAAGTTCTGTAATATTCATTAACCTTGTCCCATTTACGATTTAGTTTTATAGTGTTTTCGTCAAAGGTGTTAAGTTTGGTTAAAATCTCCAAAACGTCATTTTTTGCTGACCATCGTACATCGTACAGTTCTTGATTTTTTTTCTTGTATATTCTTTTACTCTTAAAACCAAGAGTGTCACACACTTCTGTTAGTGTGTCTTTTAAGTAGGAGCAAGCGCCTATATTTGGGTAACGATATTCTTTTCTGTATCTTTTATTATATGTAGTTTTAATTCCGACCCATCCATCAGCATCTATAAAACCACGAATAAAATCGTATTGATGTGTTTTTGGCACTGGTATGATCTGATCATAAGTTTTTCTGTTGATGATTCCATTATTTTTTAAGTTATCAACTAAATATGGATTCGTTACTCTTAATAAGCTCTTGGTTTTATATTTATAAACCCTATCCACCCCATAGATATAGTTAGACAGTTTTATCAGATGACCTTCATCCTTCTTTGACAAACATACTTGCAAATTCGTATAATTTTTATCAACTGACCCGTCACCAAAAATAAATCCCAACCAATACGAGGATTCTGGAGTTATCTCAGAAAAGTTATTAATGACATCAAACCTTTTATGCTCTATAAAACACTGGTGTGAGCAGTACTTAGCTTTTCTACTTGGGGATCTTTTAACTATTTCTTTACAATTTAGACATCTGATCTCTTCTTTTATAGAAACCATTTGTTTTCTAATTGGGCACCATTGACTACAAGATTTTATTTTTAGTTTTTTCAACTGCTGTATTTGAATAGTTCTCTTTTTTCCACAATCACAGATACAATCAACCACCTGTCTTCTATGACTGCCGCAGCCGTATTCTTCCAAGTAGTAAGGGGTAGATATTACTGTTAGTAAATCATATTTAGTGTTCTTCATTTTTAAACCTTTAGTAGTGGGTATAAAACTCTCCGTAATAGTTATACACCCAAACTGGGTCTATTTGAAGTTTTCCAGATAATTTAATTCGTCAAATGACACATGTTTTTCGTATGATCTACTATTATTATAGAAACGACTGAATACCAACCCGTACTCAATGGGATCAATTAAGGTAATACCTATTAAATAGGAAATGAGACATCCTGCGGCACTGCCACGACCTGGCCCAACCAGAACACCCCTGCGGCGGAACTCGTTTACATAATCCGCAACAATGAGGAAGTAGCCTGAAAGATCCGCATCTTCGATGACTTCTAACTCTTGAAGAATTCGATCTTTGTAAATTTCTATATCTTCTTTTTCGTCAACCTTGCCGGTGGGCATGAGAACATTCCTCCACCCATCACGACAAAGCTGTTTTAGTTCCTCGATCTGAGATTTATTTTTGGTTTCAACTTGCGGCAGTCTTGGTTTAGCCAAGATCGTATAAGCTGAACATTTCTTATTTATCTCACCAACGGTTTTAATCTGGTCTTTTGAATATGTTTGCACTTCTTCTTTACTAGGAATATAGTAAGAGTTAGACTTGAAATATCTAACATACCTATAATTGTCTTCTTTTAGAAGGTCTTTATTAACCTTATTTAAAGTTGTTCTCATCTTGGAACATAGCAAAACTCTATGATCTTTTGAGTCTGCCATTTCTCCGTAATAAATATTTGCTCCAGCAAGAAGGTTTTTAAAACCAATACTGTCAGCAACTTCATCGACACAGTTAGAGATCAATTTAGTGGCGGCAAAAGTCTCAGAATCTAACTTATTTATTTCAAGGTAGTAATCATCACCAAACTTTTCTGTGAACTTACTAATGTGTACAACAGCGTCTTCTTTGTATTCTCTCTTTAGGCACTCACCAGCCTCGTCGTATTCTGAACAACTATAGATACATTTGTTATCTTCTATAAACTCGTTGAATAATGCACTGCCAACGTAACCATCTATGCAGATGAAGTTTTCATCAACAAGTTCAAACAGTTGATCTATAGGAATAGCCGGATGTTTCTTGAAATTATCGGCATCATTACATGCTGATACTATTTCAAGAAGTTTAGCCCAGCCCTTTTCGTTTTTACAGATCAGCGTGACTGTGGTATTGTTGGATGTTTTGAGAGGTATTTCACAACCAAGAATTGGCTTGATGTCATTATCTTCGCACTCCTGCACAAACTTGACAGCACCCGATACAGAAGCAAAGTCAGTCAGTGCCGCAGTCTCATAACCAAGTTCTTTACATATTTTTACAATTCTTTTAGGCTTGAGGGTTGACTGTAGTAGAGAATAGTGCGAATGTATTCTGGTTGGGAACCACATCTACTTATCCTTTTCAACTCTGTCTTCTGCTAATCGACCACCACCGTCACCATACTTTGAAATCTTTGAGATATCGCCGTATTGCTCGATGGTCTTTACAATTCCTTGAGATTTTACCATATCTCGGAAGAAATGGCAAGTGGACTTTCCAGAATTTTCCCATTCTTCCGAAAATTTGCACAGATATTTACATTTCCAGTGTGTGTTTTCTGATGATAAAAGTCTGGGCTGTTCAACGGACCTAATATACTCAAACTTTTGTCTCAGTATGTCTTCTGCCTTTTGGTAATCTTCTTCATCGAAGACCATGCTAAACAAACCACCCGGAACATCCACCCCATCTATCTTTGAGTCATTAATATAATAAATGCTAACAAAGAATTCCCAATCCGGATACATATTCTTAAGGGCGTAGTAGTACAGAAGAAGCTGAGTGTCTTTCTGTAGTTTTTCTGGGGTTTTGATTTCTCCAGTCGCCCAATCAATCCGTTTGCCGGTTTTATAATCTAATACCTGAAAGTACTTATCGTCTTCTTGGGTGATTAAATCTATAGTTCCTTTAATAGATAAATACCCTTCGATTTTTTCCCCGCCTACATCATAACTATATTTTGCCCACGGTTTCTTGATTTCAATATCAAAGAATAATTCCGTAGCATGGACATTTTGATTTCTTGGATCTAGCTCACCGTCATTGTATGCTACCGCTTTCTGGACCCATCTTATGCAGGTTCTCAGGTCTGCTTTGGTTAGTTCGACCTCTGGCTCATGTTCTGCATAGTAGTCAAAACATAATTCAGTTATGTGCGGTAGGTCATCACATTTTTTGTAAGATAGGTTGGGGATATCATCATTGATAACCTTACCGACCTTGTTCTTCTGCGCCAGATTCTTGTCTGCCAATAGCTGCAATGCGCGATGAACAACCGTACCAAGAAGTGCCTTCCTGTTGGTTTTATCGCGTAATGACAGATTGTATTGGAGAAAGAATTTCTGTTCACAAAATTCTAACTGACCAAGTGAACTAGATCTGTGGTAGCATACTAACATAATTGCTCTTATAAATTATCGAGGGGTCTAGGTAAGGTGTTGAACCCGGACTAAACCGGATGACGACTTGAACCTAGATCCCCTCGATGTATTTAGGTAAAATCCCCCATGCCTGAATCTGTTCAAGCACAAGCTTATTCTGTTCTTCTACACTAGTATTAGTATTATCAATAATACAATCATAATGATCTTTATATTCAGATGCTTTTTCACTATCATGCCCATCTGATGATTCTGAATTTCTAGTAAAGTAAATAACCTTACCGCCAGCTTCGTGGACCGCATCTATTTCGTTTTTGAATCGGCAGTCGCCAATAAGTGCTAGGTTGGGGTTTTCATCTTTGATCTGTTTGATACAGAGTGAAACCCAAACATCGTCTTTTATCTTACGGCAGATGTCTGTACCAAAAGCTTGCATGAACTCGCGGGCAGTCATGCGACCACTTGAGTCTTGTGAAACATTGTCCCACAGAATATCGGTCAGACTATTCTTTTGCTCATCTGTACCATAGCACTGCTCCCTATCAAGACCAAATAGAGATATGCACAATCTCTTTAGTGGGTCTGCAAAATTATAAGCTTTTACAAAAGGCCAAAACGTAGTTGACGCATAGTCGGCAAAGGTCTGACTTTCCTGAAAAACATCAAACACGCCCATAGATTCAAATTCTTTATCATTATCATCTAAATATTTCGCATTTACTACTAGCCTACCAGCCTCATCTATGAAAAATTGCTTAATGAAACCATGAGACTTCATCTCATGACCATGCAGGAAGTTGACAGATGTAGTTTTGCCAGACTGTTTAGCACCAGCAAATGCGATAATGTTTGACATTAGATATATTTCTTTATCTGTGGTATAATTTGTTCTTTGATTTGATCAACTGTTAAGTCGCCAATATCCTTCTTATCGAAGTCTACAGTTTTCAAATTGAACATTGTTTTATATTGTTTGATAATCTTATCTCTACCCTGACGACCTGCCTTGTCGTTGTCAAGAGCGAGGATGATATTATCTATAGATGCTCTCTCTAGGAGTATACTCTGCTCTTGATTTAAATCACAGCCAAAAATACCGACACAGTTGAGAATGCCAGCTTCGTAGAGTCGGATAACATCACCCTGCCCCTCCACCAGCACCACCGATCCGGTCTTTTTCATTCTCTCATATGCTTTATTGTATCCAAAGAGATTCTTGCCAGCATGAAATCCTTTGCTGAATTTCCATTTTTCTTTAGTATTATCGTCTATGGCTCTGCCGACAACACCAACAATTTCATTATTATCGAAGTTTCCCGGATTAAAAATTGGGAACACACTTCTGTTGTACATTGGCTTTGTTTTATCACCACAAAAACCAATACCAAATTCTTCCAAAACTTCTTTAGAGAAACCTCTTTTAACAAAATATGGGCATGGAATAATCAGCGTTTTAAGAAGTCTATCTCTATGGCAGAGTATGCTGTTATCTTGTTTTTTATTAAAGACTTGGTGTACTACATCATAGTTATTCACTCTTATCGCAGTTTTGTCAACTGAAATAACAGATTCAATATAATCAAGCGTTTCTTGAAATGACACTTGCTTGTTCATTTTTCTACTCAAAATGCCTTGGATTAGACCAAGTATATCATTAGGAAATTTTTCATGACATTTCTGCGTATTGCAAAACCAAGCACCGCCCCATTGTGACTCAGCATCAGAATTAACATTGAATCCAGACGGGTTGTCACCACCATGCACTGGACAGGGACCAATCATTTTATCAGCACTATGAAATAAATCTATGTCAAGTGCCGCCATCAACTTCTCTATCTGGAGAATCGCTGACATCTTGATCTGAGTCTTCTTCGTCTGCGAATCCATCTTTTTCTTCTTTGTGTATTCTTTCAGCATCTCGTTTAGTACCTATCTCTTCTAGTCTCGCTAATTCACCTGTCATTCTCATAAATATACTGTTGCCGTCCATTCCTGGACCATGACGTGCAACAACAGGTATCAATCTCCTGTTTACTCTACTACCTATGTTTTCTTCCGCTATTTCCTCCTGACCTCTCGCCTTAAAGATAGAAAATGATGTACACAACCAGATCAGCCTATCCGACCCAGAAATAACATCCTCAGATTCTCTAGTAATACCGTCTCTATTTAATTGAACAAATGCCAAGCATGGGACATCATGCTCGACACAGAAGTTATGCAATTGTGTAATTTGAAAACCTAATGCTTGGAACTCCGCAAGATTATTATTTATGCTTTCCGAAGTCATTAGTTTGAGATAGTCATAAATTATTAAGCAGTCATTCATTCTGCCTTCTTCATTATAACCCACATGCTTAAACAGCCATCTTCTAGCAATTCCTAGAATTTCATCAAATGATCTACCGGCAACACTTATATAGTGGTACGGCATTTCTTTTACTGTTTCAGCAGCCTCTTCTACATTATCAATAAGTTGTTTTTCTTTATTGAATTTACTGCTTGAGATATCGTTGATTGCAATGCCCGAAAGGTTGGCGAGCAGCCTATTCCAATGATCTTCTTGGGACATTTCCGTATCAAGGATCAACACCGGAGTGCCGCGATTCGCAATATTGACTGCAACATTGTCAGCGAGTGTAGACTTGCCACACTTTGCTCTAGCACCAATCAAATCAACGGCACCACGCCTGAACCCACCACCAATCGCCTTATCATAGATGGGAAAGCCACTACTTATTCCGGGTTCGGTTTCCTCATTTGCTTTTAAATGTGAAATATACTCGTCTAGGTCTTTCCCGATTAGCTTGGTTGTGCTATTATCTTCCCGGATATATTTTAGGCAGGCGTTTTGTATTTGGGTTTCTGGAATTGAGACAATCTCCGTCACTGTCTCGTCGCCATCAACTTCTGATAATTCTGTATAAATTGATCTTAATTCATTCTGTAAATCTCTAGCTAATTGTAGTTTGCGAATCTTTTTGGCATGTTGCCTGATGTTGTCAACATGGACATCATAGTGCATCAAGTGTTTGATATGATTTAGCGCATCCTTCTTTTCTATAAACTCAGACAGGTCAAGCTGTTGAGCCGCTGAAAGAATGGATGTCAAATCTACATTTTGTGAAGTCTCAAAAATCTTAGAAAGGCATTTGTATACAACCTTATTTTCGTCAATTGTAAAAGTCTGTTCTTCTACTAGACCAGACACATCAAGAAAAGCATCATAACCGTATCTTATCATCCCAGACAATACGGCTTTTTCAGATGCCACATTGTTAACTGTTGGGACATTTTTGTCCGAGTTTGATGAAGTCACAGAAATAAGGTTCCCGTTTAAACTGTGGATTGATTTCTATATTTTTTTGACAGTCTTGGCAGAAGACGCTTACATTCTTGTGAGGTTTTCTTTTTCTCTCGACGGGCTTAACATTGTCATTTACTAGCTCGTAGCCTTCTTCGGCCTCTGTGTCAAGGCCAGGATCAAAATTATTTACAAATTCTTTTTTTTTCGCCTGAAGCTTATGTTTGTCCATAGTAAAATCTGGTTCTAAGAGTTGGACATTCTCTGGTTCAGGTGTGTAAGTCTCTGTTGGTGCTGCGGCTTTTTCTACAGTTTTTGGTTCATCTAGAAAGTTAATCTTTTCACCAGTTAATAAGAAATACCCTTCTTCAATAAGTGATGTATTATTGGTCTCAATACCCTTTTTTAATTTTTGAAGTCCTTGTAGTAATTTCATTTTGTTCTCGCTAAATTGTTTAAGGTATCCGCCATTTTTCTGAATGGTTCAATAACATCATCATATAAAATTAGCACACTGTGTATCTTCCTCATAAGCTCCCTTAGTTTAAATGTTGTTTTACATTTTTCACAAATCATTTGTTCTTTTGCTTCGTATTTTGTGAATTCAGGAAAACTCATAGAAGGAAGATAGTGGTTAATCGCGTCTTTATAGGCGGATTCTATTTGTTGGAATATCACCTTGTGCCTATTTCTCTCTGTAATTATACGACTAATGTGGGACTGTATTAGGTATGCACTATGGTAAACATCTTCAGAAGACATTTCTGCCATAGTTGCCCTATCAATATTTAAAGACTCGCAAACTGCTGGATCTAGTTTTACCAGCCCTAGGTTGCCACCAATCTCATACTGATTGATAAAACTTTCAATCTTCGCAATAAGTTCTTTTTCTTCTTCACTTATAACGAGTCTATGATCAAGTTTTTCCATTGGTCTTCTTTATTATAAGGTAGCACAATTATTGTAAAATCGTTTAACTCACACCATTCGATCTTCTTTTTATCTCTTTTACGAGATTTCATGAAGTCGGCTTTTGTCTTGTGAAAGTGTGAGCAATATTCATAGTGTTGCTTACCATGAACTTCCACAATAATATATTTATTGGGAATAAGAAAGTCTGCATACAGCAGACCAGTAGAAATGGTTTTAGAGCCGGGAAGAGTTACTTCTTCGTATATCCTCTGATACGGGAACAACTCAGAAAGTAACTCTCTAGCTCTAATATGATGGGAAGATTTATTATCTCGTCCTGAGTTCCCCCTGAACCTTTTAAAGGTCAGGGCGTGTTCCCTCCCATCAAAGCCGGTAACTTTCATACAACAAATTCTTGCAATTCTGTTTCAAGATTTTTCATAACTTCTACATTTTGTTTTAGAAAATCGTAGAGTTTGGGTACACCTTGGAACTTGTAATTTTTCTCTTGATAGTCTTTGTCGTACTTCTCCATGAACGGAAGAGAGTACCAAGACCCAGATTTATCAACAACATCAAAAGATTCTGCTAAATCAATAATCTCTTGCACGGCATCGAGACCTTCGTTGTATCTAAAGTAGCTGGTGGCTTCAGTTCCACTAGCGCCCAAAGAAGATGTCGCAATTTGCCAAAGAATGATCTGCCCGATCTTTTGACCGTCTACCATCCAGGGGTCACTCTTTTTAACAGTTATCGCAGTATCAGCTTGATACTGAATTTTGATACCGCCATCAGCGATATGCTTTTTACCATAACCACTGGTGTTAGTAATCAAGTGCCCAATTAAAACCACAATAGCTCTAGTTCTAGGAATAACCTGACCCATTCTCTTGGTAAAATCAGAGAGAATCTTAGGCAATCCGGGTCGTCGCTCACCGTCAACCATTTCATCCAAGTCTCTGGACGGGATTAGACTTGACATTGAATCAATGATAACTACTGCTTCTTCATACTCTTTTTCTTGGAGTAGTTTTTCTAGTAAACTAAGGAATTCTTCAGCACTTAGGATCTTGTCTTCAGGAGACCTGATCACCTTTATGGCATCTATGTCAAGACCATCAATGCCATCTAAGTTATGGCTTTTAAGTCTTCCTTCAGCATCTAGATAAATTACTTTTCTGCCTTCTTTTTGCGCGTTTGCTGCTAGGTGCAGCATGGAACTGGTCTTACCAGTCTTTGGAAGACCAGTCACAGTAACCCACGAACCCTCTTGGACACCACCATTAAGAGCAAAGTCTAACGCTGGACTAATCTTTAACGTCTTTAAATTCTTCTTTTCTTCGTACACTTCTCTACCTGTCACTACACACTTTCCCATATTCTTAAGTAACTTCTTAAATTCAGACTGCTTCTTATCTTTTTCTTTACTCATAAAAACTTCTTGCCTTTAATCTAATTCTGAGAATAAATTCTTTTTGCCTAATGGCTTTCTAGTTGTCCTAACACTCTCATCTGATTTTTCAATAATAGTGTTATCAATTTCCTTCTGATATTTCTCAATAATCGGTACGAGTTTCTTGTTACGAAATGAAAGAATATATTTAGCGTCTTTGGAATCAATAGCTTTTGATATTGCCAGCATAGAATATTTTTGGAGCAATTTATTCGCAGCTACTATTTGCCCTGTGTACTGTCCTTTGTACTTAGGGAGATTCCAAAACTTATCTGGTAGTTTGCCTTCATTGTTAACAATAGCTCTTTTTTGAAATATTTTTTCACAAAGCCGATTGCCATCAGTTATTTTTGGTTCTTCTTTTTCAGAAAAAGCATCGAACTGACTATCGTATTTTTTTGACTGCATTGTTATAGTACTTACTTTTCAAACCTGCGCCACGGGATGCATCACCCTGTTGTGATGCTGCCTCGGTCATAACAACCACACCATAATCTTCTTTTTTAATCATAAAATCATCAGTCGTCGTCGGTTTCTCTTTTTGTTCTTGTTCTTCTTCTTTTTTCTGCTCCCTTTTCATCTTCTTTTGATATCGATCTATTACAGCCTCTGGTATACCAAGCTCTATCGCTAGACTTTTAGCGTCTGAATCTGGATGATGGTCTATATAAAACTTTTCTAACTTGGTCATCCTATGTCTAGTTGCAGCTTTTTTCTTAGCCATATTGCTTTCTCCTAGCGATTGTCAAAAATCTTTGTTCTCTGGTTTTTAGGTATTTCAAATAAGAGTGGAAAGATTCTTCAGTGACTTTCTTGAATGACATTTCTCTTATTTTTCTTCTTGAGCAGTCTTCGCCCCAAGGATCAATAAGAACATTCATTTTACAAAGTATGAAATGACTAATTGAATTGATTTGGTCTGAGACTTTTTCTATCTTTTTAGCAAAGCAATGCTCATTGTCTACGCACTCTTTACCTTTGTCATTATAAAAGATTTCATTATACTGGATCGGCCTGAAAAACTCATCCATTGTCAATATACCTCTGCTTTTGGGATTCGCTCATTTTTCCTATTTGCTTAATTTCTTCATTATATTTCTTTAATCCAGCATCCGTTTCTTCTTTTGTTTTCGCTCTCTTGTCCTGCAACTCATAATGTCCCATTTTTTTTGTATTGTGTTCGGCAAGCTGACCTAGAGTTGTCGCCTCGCCTCTGGTGAATACATGAATACCACCAAAAAGTATTCTGTCAAGGGTCATTTTGGAACATTTTGGACATTTCTTCTTTGGTGCATCATTTATACTTTGTATAACATCTTGCCACAAAAATCCACAGTGATTACATCCGTAATCATAAGTTGGCATCTACAGACCTCGGTATAAAATAGTCGTGCATATATAAAAATAACCATATTTGAAAAAGGAAAACACCTACTGTCACCCTATGTGCTCTTATTCTGCCGTCTCTTTTTGATAGTAAAAACCAGTTTTGTAAAAAACCTAAAACCAAAACAGTGCCAGCAACTTTTAATCCCATAAATAGTGATATATCATCCGCATCATATTTTATTAACATCCTACCGAATGGATTTTCTTCCATCTGTGGAAGCATTTCTCTCCATTTTATCGCATAGTATACATCAATTGCAGATATAAATCCAATTAAATACCATACGATATTAAAAGTCCAAACTATATAGGATGTTCCTCCTTTTTTACTAGCTCGCATTCTACAACCCTAACGCTATCGAATGATAGTCTTTTATTTTTGGGTAGTTTCTTGTTTTTATTTTTTATATAGTTCTTAGCAGCAGTTTTTGCTGTTCCTAGTGTTTTGTAACACCAAGTTCCTCGATAGGTTCTTATAGGATTATCTTGGTTGTCTCGAATAAGATAAATCTTGTTCATCTTCTAGTGCCACCAGAATACAACTGATTATTGAATTACGTTGTATATCATTGTGGTTAAATTCGCAAATACCAACACCCTTTATATCATTCAATTTGTTTATACATATTCTTAAACCACTACCATCTTTTAAGTCAGTTTGTTTTATATCACCATTTATAATTACTTTACTATTTTCTCCAATTCTGGTGATAAACATTTTTATTTGATCTAAAGTACAATTTTGAGCCTCGTCTAAAATCATATATGAGTTGTGAAAACTGGCACCCCTCATTAATTCAAGTGGCTCAAACTTTATTATATCCTCTTCAATCAGTCTGTTGAATCTTTTATTGCCCAAAAAGAATTTTAAATTCTCTTCCATTGGTTTGAGATAAGGCTTTACCTTGTCATCAACCTCGCCGGGAACAGCACCTAAATTCTTTCCTGCACAAACCAGCGGTCTAGTGACAATAATCTGGGATGTTTTATCGTGATTTAGATGTTCTGCCGCGATTCCTGCCGCCACAAAACTTTTGCCAGTTCCACTAGGACCAAAACAGAATGTAATATCATTCTCTACAATTGAGAGAATGTAAGCCTTTTGGTTCTTAGTTTTTGCCCTTAGTGATTTTACTTTGTCTCCTTCAAAAAAGTCCTCTTGACTTCTTTTTTCTTTTCGCATATTATTTACCTGATGAACCAAAACCTGATGAACCACGATCTGTATCGTCTAGTTCCTCAGTCTCCACCAGATCGAAGTGCGGCACTTTCTGGAAGAGGATCTGCGCAATCCTATCACCTCTGTTTATAAAATAGATATTATCTTCATGAGAAGAACGGCTATTGGATAAAGCCACTTTTACCTCTCCTCGATAACTGGAATCTACTACTCCTGCGTGACGGTGAATTCCTTTACTACCAAGTCCAGATCTGTCCCAAATTAGCCCTGCGTAACCATCTGGTGTAGCAAAGGCAATTCCGGTACTAATTAGTTTTGTATCTTCTGGATAAATCGCAACGTCTTCATCTGCGTATAGGTCATATCCAGCATCAGTTGTTCTAGATTTCGTTGGGACAATTGCTGTATCAGTTAGTTTTTTTACTTTAATTTCCATTTTTACTATCCTTCTCAGTTTTGTAAAACCCGTAGGCAAAAATTCCGCTTGTTAGCGACTGTATCAATAGGTAGTAAAGTACTACTGATCCATGAAATATAAAAAATAGTGCAGTCCAAAATGCTAAAGATGTAATTATTAGGTTGGATAGCTTCATAGTTTTGTTACTTCGCAGTATCCACCAGCACAGGCTGATTCACCTTCGAAATTAGTTACATCATTTTCCTCGATAACATTTTTAAAATCAACATCTACATATTCTCTTTTGAGTTCCGTCCACAATTTATAATTGTACACATCCTTCATGCAATAAGTCAGGTTTTTAACTTGTGAGTTAAAGTATTTATCAGAAAATTTCTTACATCTTTTGATCCATTCATGCTTGGCTTCACCCTTGGGTTTAGCCCCAATACCAAGTAATGAATCACAAGCTGCCCAGAGATTATCTTCCCAAAGTTTCAGGGCAGCTTCAATAAGTCCACTGACAAACATTGCACCATCACCATAATGGCTTACTACCTTACTAGGTAGGTAGACAGCCGTAAAGGGTGCTTGTGGATAATCTTTGTCTCCAGTAACTGGTAAAAGAGATATTCCGCAGAACCATTTTCTGTTGTCGTAGATGAAATCTTCTACATCACCCCATTCTTCAGCAGTTACGTTAATTGTATTGCTAACATTGTGTACTAGCCAAGGCTGAGTGCATAGATTTTTATTAGTGCCACCAATGACCCAATTCTGCTGCGTAGATTTCACAGATTTAAGTAGATCAATAGCACTGATTTGATTCTTGGTTTTTGATCCGTCTGGAACTTCGATACAGAATGAAATCACATCATCTGTGTCATTTGCAGACCAGACAGATTCCTCACAGGCACGAGGATTGATAGACTGGAAGTACTTGTAGATGTCTTCCATCTTGTTAGCCTGAACACGCCTGATGTACCGTTTAGCGTGGTGTGGGTGAATTCCAGAGGAAGTACCCAAGATGCAACTCGCTGTCCCTTCTGGCTTGACACAGGTGCATCTGGCAGCTTGGTTGATAGCGATCTTCTTGGCTATCTCTTTGTTGACCTGTTTTACAATTTTTGCCGCTTCTTTTTGGATGGTTGGTGATAGACAGATTTCATGCTGCTCCATGATACCGGTCATCGAAACACCAATAAGTGCTTCTCTATCAATAATTGACCTACTGGTTTCTTCTAGATAACCAACATCTGTAAAACCAGCTTGTAAAGTGCCAATAATAGTTGCTGCTCTAGCGGCTTCGAAGAACTCTTCTTCAGTCTTTACTTTTGAGCAATTGATAGTAGATAGATTGCACGCCTGCCAACCAGACTTGCCAGTCTCTTCACAGACCGGCCAGAACGAAATCTCTACACATGGGTTGACAAGAAGTTCTGTACTGTCAGACCAAACAAAACCTGGCTCACCAAATTCTTTGACAGATTGCATAAGTTCTGAAAATTGCTCTTTTGTAGTCTCGTCACGGACTAATAAAGCTGAGTTATTTGATCGACCTCGCTGCGGATTTTCTGCAAACCAGTTACCGGTTTTAGCCTGTGCCATTTCCTTATCATCAGGCGAGAATACTGCAATCGTCGCAGACCTTCTAACGCCGCCTGAAATAACAGCGTCAGCACTGTGCATAATAATATCATAGCAATTAATTGGACTTAATCTTCTGCCACTCTTGATTACAGAATCCAGAAGTTCTCTAATTTTAGTTAATGTGTTTTTTAGGGGTTCTGGACCGGGAGCTTTACCTCCGTGAGATAGTGGCGTTCCCGCTTCTCTAATAAGAGAATAATCAAAAGAGATGTTCTTACCTAGATATTCTTCTGCGGCATGAACATTGTCATCCCAGTGCGGTGATTTGATATTAAAATACGATCCAACCAGAACACCAATAGCGTCAGACCAGCCCTCGATAGAATCTTGGATCATCCATTTCCTACTGCCGCCCTTTTCCTTTACTAAGGTTGGTAGATTTTTGACATGGTGCTTCTGTACTGAAAAGCCTGTGCCACAGCCACACAGTAGTAGGTACATGCACTCTTGGAAAAATCGCGGTCTGTCGCAAAAGCTCGATATGCAGTTAAACATCCTCATATTATGTTTGAGGATAGGTGATCCGCCAAACTGCAAAGCTCGCTGTGAACCTAATGCACGACGCTTTCGCATCATTTCATAAGCCCACTCAATATCTTCATGAACATCTGGAAAATCAGCATACTTTTCCAGCATCATTTTCTTAACGCGATCTACAGTTTCAGACCAAGTTTCTCTTCTCTTTTTATCATTTAAATGTCTTGCATATTTTGAAACAAAGGTGTAGTCTTGTAGAGCTTTAATCGACATTTTTACCCTAAGTAAGAAAAGTACTTTTTATTACCTTGTGCAAATTGCACGAATTTATCCATATCAAAATCAACATAAGAAATTTTCAGTCCGCTTCTTAGTAGAAGCTGCAATACTTGTTCTTCTTCTTCTGAATAGTTTTTAACTGAGGGTGGTACATTTTCAAAACTCATGCAATCTTTTGGTATGTACCATTCTCTAATATTATTTTGCCATAGTAACTTAGAACAGTTAAGGCATGGCATCCTAGTGCAATATAGAGAAGCACTACTAGGTTTTATTACTAAATTAGATAGTGCATTCGCCTCGGCATGGACAACGTACTTGTATTTTCCGGGCCGAGTCGTGTCAAGACCATTTTCCTCGATTCCTGAACAAAATCCATTATATCCTCTGGAGATTTCTTTCTTCTCAGAGTCTACCAAAATGGCACCAACTTTTGACTGGGTATCGTGACTACGAAACGACGCCAGAAAAGCTGATGCCATAAAATATTCATGCCAACTTGGTCGCATTTATCTTCCTATCGATAGAGCCATGATTTTATACTGTTCTGTATAATCAATGCCTTTGTGTATTAACTTTCTTGAGTTATACTTTTTTATAAAATCTTTCTCTTCGTCGTTTAAATGCTCACCTTTTGCGACTCTAGATAAATTCTGTGTAGCAAACTTGAAAGCAATGCCTGTGAGAGGATCTTTTAAAATTCCTATAATCGTTCCTAAAGACCCTCCTATACCCATAGATATTAAGAGGGATGCCATGACTTACTCCTGTGGTGTGGGTTTTGGTTCTTGCTTTTTAGGCTTCTCTTCAGATTTCAGTCCGAGTTTTTTCATAGCTCTATTTGCAAGAAAACCCCTGATTCCACCACTCGCGTGACTAGCACCTATTAAAGCTAATAGTGCGGCAATCACTCTTTGGAAAATTGTCCTCTCTTCTTCATCTTCGTCTTGAGATTTTTTGAGTTCCTCGATGGCTGGCCCCAGATTTTTAATAACTGTTCCGGTAATCTCGTCTTTTGATGGAACGACAATACCAGCAACATTGCCCTTGAGGTCTCCAAGGTCTGCTTTGATCTCGGAAACAATAGCGTCTTTAAGAGACACTTCTTTTTCTTCTGGAGTCTGGTCTGCTACTGTCAGAGACTCTGTAATAGCAACATACGACGCTTTATGGATTCTCTCAAAGACAATCTCAACGGGAGTACCCTCTGGGATTTTATCTTTGACAGATCTTTCTACTTTACCAGCAATTAGTGATTTAAGTCCAAGACTTTGTTTCTTAACAAGGACTATGATGTAGAACGGACTTGGATCAACTCCAGCAGCCTGAGTAAATGAGGCATACCTATTCGGTTGTGTTCTTTCATCAACAAAGAATAGATTCGCCTTGCCTTCAAATACCTCAGCATTTGCTCTTTGCAGTGGACCTTTGATAGCCTTAAGAGCAATCGTAGCAACCTTGTTCCTGACGTAACCTAGATCATTTTTCTTGGCTGCCACTATTATTGATACGTTCTCCCAATCAATCACCTCTTCTGTTGGTGCTGGTGGTGCGTCTTCATCTGGTGGCGGCGG